CTGAATCATGTCGTAGTCGGACAGTTCCTGCGCATCCGTAACGCGACGACAACGGCCAACGATGGCGACTACCGCGTCACTGCCGTGTCGACCACTGGCGACAGCGCCAAGATCTACATGGCCTACGCGTCCAGCGGATCCGCTGCCACGTTCACGTCCGAAGCGTTCGCCGCAGCTACCGACATCGTCGGTCGTCACATCCGCAACGGCGTCACGCCGAAGTCCTTCACGATCGAAAAGGAATTCGCTGACGTATCTTCGTTCGCGCAGTACACCGGAATGCGCGCCACGTCCATGTCCCTGAACTTTGAATCGCAGAACATCCTGACCGGCAGCATCGGCTTCACGGGTCTGGGGCAGGCGACTGCATCTGCGACCATCGCGTCGGCTACCACTGCCGGTTCGACGAACAAGGTCATGAACGCATCCGGCAACGTCGGTCGCGTCTGGGAAGGCGGGCAGGCTGTCACGGGTATCGCGTTCCAGTCGATTTCGCTGGACATCAACAACAACCCGCGCGAGCAGGCGAAGGTCGGTTCCGACACGCTGGCCGGCGTGGGTACTGGACGCTGCGAGATCACCGGCAACGTGACCGCGTATTTCGAGAACAATAGCTTGATCGACAAGTTCACCGCTGGCACGAAGTCGAACTTCCGTTTCCAGATCGATGACCTTGACGGCAATAGCTACGTCGTCGATGTTCCGCTTGTTACCTATACCGACTTCACGATCGCCGCCGGTGGCGGAAATCAGGACGTCGTGCAGGATGGCACGTGGGGCGCATCGATCGATAACAGCGGCGTGTACTCCATCCAGATCGACGCACTGCCCGCGTAATCGTAACAACTGAACAGGGGAATCATCCATGGACCTGAACGTATTCGAGACTGACGCCAACAAGTCGAACGACGGCGTCTGGTGTCCGGTGGACACCGAAACGGAAGTGAAGATCGCGCGGTACGGAAACAAGAATTTCCAGCGGTCTTTGCAGCGTGAAATGGCACCGTATAAGCGGATCATTAACACGGGCGCAATGAAGGACGACGTCGCCGACAAGATCATGTGCACGGCACTTGCCGAAGGCATCCTTGTTGACTGGCGCGGGATGAAGTACGGCGGCGAAGATCTTCCGTATTCGATCGAAGCTGCTGTCGAAATCCTGATGAATCCGAAGCTGCGCGACTTCCGTCAACTGGTCGTCGAACTGTCACAGGAAATGGAACTGTTCAGGGAAGAAGAGGTCGCGGAATCTGAGGGAAAGTCGCAAGCTGGATCGAGTGGTTCGCAGACTGGGGAGACAGAGAACAGTTCCTGATAGATCTGATCCCTGTCCTTGGTCATGAACCGCCAGCACTTGTTGCGAAGCCGGAACTACCTGACGAACTGTGCGAATATGTAAATGCTTTCTACATACTAACGCGCAGCCGTCAGGTAGGGTTCGGAATATGCCCGATTCCGCTAACTGAAATCGAAGCATACATTCGACTGTACGGGGTAGACGATCGCGACATGTTTGTTCGGCTTATCACTGCAATGGACGTCGCGTATCTCAACGTCATGTCGAAGAAAGGTTCAAAGGCGGAATAGATGGACGCAAAATTAAATGTCGGCGTAGACGGGCGCGGCGTTACAGCTGGCGTCGATCAGATCCGTCGCGATCTCGGTAAGCTTCCAAAAGCCGCGCAGAATGTACAGCTTCAAACAAAGAAGTCGTTCGACGCGATAAAGAATTCAATCTTCAGCATCAAGGGCGCGGTTGTCACCGCGTTCGCTGGTTTATCATTCGCATCGATTATCGGCGAAGGCCGCGCGTTCGGTGCCGCACTTGGCGACCTGTCTGCAATTACCGGCGCGACAGGTGCCGATCTTGATTTCCTTGCAGAGAAGTCGCGCGAACTTGGTCGCACGACAACGCTGACCGCTGTCGAAGCTGCCGGCGCTTTCAAACTTATCGCGTCCGCGAAACCCGACTTGCTGGAAAGCGGCGCGGCACTTGCTGCTGTTACCGAACAAGCGGTGATCCTTGCCGAAGCAACGGGTCAGGATCTACCGACGGCTGCGGCATCACTGGGCGCGGCGATGAACCAGTTCGGCGTCGAGGCTAACGAAGCGGCGCGCTTTATCAACGTACTGGCAGCGGGTTCAAAGTTCGGCGCGGCAACGGTCGGTGAAGTTTCCGAATCCCTGAAGTTTGCCGGTACTGTCGCAGCTGACGCCGGCTTGTCTTTCGAAGAAACCGTGGGCACGATCGAAACGCTGTCGAAGGTTGCGATCAAAGGCGGCGAAGCGGGTTCCGCATTCCGTAATATTCTGCTGGCGCTACAGAAGACCGGCGACCGGGAACTGAATCCCGCGATCGTAGGCTGGGCGCAGGCACTGGACAACCTGAACAAGAAGCAACTGTCTACGACACAACTGACGGAGATCTTCAGCGTCCGTTCTGTTGTCGCAGCGAAGGCAATTTTGAATAACGTCGATTCCCTGAAGCAGCTGGTCGGGCAAGTCACGGATACGAACGTCGCACTGGAACAGCAGTCAGCGCGTATCGACAATCTTGACGGCGACATAAAACAGCTGGGGTCTGCTGTGTCTGATCTGAAGATCGGGCTGCAGGCTGCTGCCGACGAAGGGCTGCGTGAACTTACGCAATCGATGACAGAGTTCTTCCGCATGTTGTCCGCGAACGTCGACACGGTGCTGAAGATCGGCAAGGGCGTCACGATACTGATCGCGGCGTTCGCCGGCGCGCGCATACTGGGTCCGATCTTTCAGGCGACTGCGACAGCGGCTGTCATGCTGGTGCGTTCACTGGGCGCAATCAATACGTCGATGATCGCGGCACAGGCTGGCATGGCTGCAACAATCGGAACACTGGGCGCGCTGCGCGCTGCATTCATGGCACTGGGCGGTCCTGCTGGTGCGATCCTGTTCGCCGTCGGTGCGGTGTACGCGTGGATCACTGCGACAGGTGACGCGAAGCAAAGCGCGGACGAATACAAGAACAGCGTCGAAGGTTTACGCGGCGCGATGGCAAACTTCACCGCAGAGAAAATCGACGCGACGATTCTGGATCAGGAAGACGCGATAAAGAATTTCCGTCAGGAACTTGCGGACCTGCAGGACGACGTTCGAAACGCTGAAGTCGGCGTCGAGATCAATACGCGACAGTCTGAAAACTTGCAGCGTCAGGGCGGCGCAGAGAACAACATTTTCGAAGAACGTCGACAGGCTTCGCTGGACAAGATCACACGGTTACGTGCTAAGGAACAGGAACTGCAAGACGCGATTCAGGACGGCGAACTGCTGATCGCGGAATTGCAGGAACGTCGACTGAATGCAGTCGATCCTTCTGAACTGCCGGCGAACAAGGAAGTCGACGCACTGCGGGAACTGGGCAAGGAAGCCGACGCACTGCTGCAGCGCGGTCGTGCCGCAATCTCCGGTGTTTTCCCGGAAGAAGAAGAGATCGCCAGACTACAGAAAGCACGCAAGGAAATCGCCGCAACGAAGGCGGCACTGGAAGGTGCGGATCCGCGTGTGCGTCAGTCACTGGAAGACGAAGGCATCACAGTCGAATCCCTGTCGCGTGCGTATAACGAACTGGGTCGGCAGATTGTCGCGCAGGGCGAGAAGGCCGACGACCGGATCAAGAAAAGCAACGAGACACAGAAGGCATACACACAGCAGCTGTCTGCACTGGATCAACAGCTGGCGCTGACAACTGCCGCGACAGCGAACAACGGCAAGGCAACGAACGAAGCGCGCGCTGCTTACGAAACCACAGAAGGATCCCTGAAGAAGCTGGCCGGCACGCAGCAGGCACAGGCACTTGTCGCAAAAGCCGCCGCGTTAGATCAAGCGCTGGCGATCAATAGTGCGACGCAGCAGCTGCAGCAGTTCGAAGCGGCGAACAAGATGGCAGCACTCGCGCAGCAGCAAGGGTACGCCATAACGCAGGCACAGAAGCTGCAGTACGAACTGACAGAAGGATCCCTGAAGGATCTGAACGACGAACAGCTGCGCGCGAACCTGTTGCGACAGGCGGCGATCGCTGACGACATCCAGCTGACTGCCGAAGCTGAAGCGATCAAAGACACGCTGGATCCGCTGCGCAAGCACAACAAGGAAGTGGAAAACCTTACGCGTCTGTATCGCGCCGGCAAGCTGTCGCAGGAAGAGTTCAGCGAAGCGATGCGCAATACGAACATGCAGTACAACGAAGCCGCGCAGATCATCGAAGGCGAGTTCAAGAACGTCTTCAAGGGCGTGATCAACGGCACCGAATCTGTGACCGACGCGTTCAAGAACATGGCGCAGAACATCCTGACGCAGCTGAACGATCTGGCGGCGGAACGGCTGGGCGAACAGCTGTTCGCGTCGATCTTCGATCCGGGTGCCGCGCAGGAAGGCACGACGGGCATTCTGGACATGTTCACGGGCGGCACGAAGGGCACAGCGGCGGCGGATACTACGGGCGGCATGATCGACGAAGGTCCGGGCATGGCGGGGACGAACCTGCTCGACAAGCTGCTGGGTCGCGAGACAGGCGGCACTATCAGCGAATCTGGGGCGCTAGGGGGCGCGATGATGGACAAGGGGACAAGGGCTAACCCCATGGCTGTTTCTATCGTAGACGACCCGCTGGGGCTGCTGAAGGGCGAAGCTGAAGGCATGGCATCGCCGATCGGCGGGGTGCTGGGGGCGGTCACGCAGGACAATACCGCGCAGACGGCGGTCGATCAGATCGCACAGGCGCAGCAGGCGTCCTCACAGGCGACACAGGAACAGATCAGCACGGGGTTCACGGATGTGTTCGCCGATCTCAAAAACGGCGCTATGGGGCTGTGGGACAGCGCGAGCAGTGGATTCATGTCGATGATCGGTTCGATCGGGTCGGCCTTCAGTGGAATGATCGCCAGCTTGACGGCATCCAGTGCGGCATCCGGCGCTGCCGGCGGTGGCGGCGGGTTTGGGGAAATGTTTGCATCGATCGCCGGCATGTTCGCCGGGGCGGCGAACGGTGGATCCTTCACGGTCGCCGACGGTCCGTCCGGGGGTCTGCAGCTGCCGGCCTTCGCGAATGGTGGCGCGATGCGGGTCGGCGGATCCGGCGGCATCGATTCGCAGATCGTCGCGTTCAAGGCATCGCCGAACGAAAAGGTCACGGTCACGAAGCCAGATCAGGAAATGAAGAACAGGCCGATGCAGGTGAATAATACCTTCGTCATTCAAGCGCCAGACGGGAACGTGTCCGAACGATCGCAGCAGCAGGCCGCGTCGCGTGTGGCGGCGTCAATTTCTGTCGCGCAGCGGAGACTTCAGTAAATGACGTTCTACAATACGAACTTTCCCGACGATATAAGCTACGGGTCCAAGGGCGGACCGGAGTTCAATACGACGATCATTCGTCTGCGGTCCGGCCACGAACAGCGGAATGTTAACTGGGCATACCCGCTGCATCGTTACGACATAAGCTACGGCGTCAAGACACAGGCGCAGATGGCATCGGTACGGACGTTCTTCCTTGCCATGCTGGGGCAGGCGCACACGTTCCGCTTCAAGGACTGGCACGACTACGCGACAGGATCGGACGGTGTGTCGCAATCGCCTACCGACTGCGAGGCAAGCTTGCTAGTCAGCACGACGATCAGTACGACGTCGAACTGGGTGTTCGAAAAAGACTACACGCTGTCGTCGACCGTGTTCAGTCGTCCGATCACGCTGCCGGTGTCTGCGACAGTCAGCGCAGCGATCAACGGCTACGAAGTTCGGGGCAGTTCAATTTCTGCTAATACCGCGACAGGCGTTATCACGTTAGCATCTGAATCGACCCTGACAATCACGAATATATCGACCGGCACACCGCATACCGGTGTAACCGTCACCGGCGCAGCGTCCGCGCTGTTTGCCGGCGGCGGTCGATCGGTGTACATCACGAACGTGTCCGGCATGACAGAGATAAACGGCGCGCGCTATGAAATAGCATCCGTCACAGGCGGGCGTCTGGCGCTGGTGCTTGACAGTACCCTGTTCACGCCATACGTCGCAGATGGAACAGGGCGGTCGCACATTACATCTGCAGAGTACGCATCGACTGCAGCAAGTGTAACCGTCGGCTGTCAGTTCGACGTCAAGTGTCGTTTTGACAGCGATGTATTTGATCCTGTGCACACCGACTACAACATCACCGACATACAGCTGCAGGTCGTAGAGGTACGCAGCTAATGCCGCGCACGTTAACAGCCGCCACGTCCGCAGCAGTACAGCAGGACGCGACATATCTTGCGACATGCTGGAAGGTCGAACTGACGAACGGCACGACGTATGGCTTCACGTCGCACGTCGCGACTGTCACGGTGTCTTCGGTTGTATACGAAGCCAAGTCAGGCTATACGCCGTCAAGCGTCGACAGTAGTAACCGCTGGAACGTGGACAACCTCGAAGTCGAAGGCGTTGTCACCGGGACAGGCATCAACGTCGCGGACATTCAGGCCGGCAACTTCGACGGCGCTGCTGTGACAATGTTCCAGTGTGATTATCGCGCGCCGGACGATGGGCAGATCATCATGCGGACCGGCACCATCGGAAACATAACGCGACGCGATAACGATTTCACGGCTGAACTTCGCGGACTGCTGCAGTCACTGCAACAGATAACCGTGCAGGTTTACACGCCGGCCTGTCGCGCAGCGCTGGGTGATGATCAGTGCAAGGTTCCCGTCAGCGCGCCATTCTGGACGTCAGCGCTGACAGTTAGCGCGTACGTGTCAGGCGATACCGGCGGCGGCACGAACGCGTACATCCGTTCGCCGACATTGCAGTCGCGCTTCTTCAAGGCAACGACCAGCGGCGCGACAGGAACAAGCGAACCTGCATTCACGTCAACGATCGGCGGTACGACTGCAGACGGAAGCGTGACGTGGGAAACGATCTACGCGTGGAAGCGCAGTGCGGTAGTGTCCAGTGTTACAAATCGGCAGGTGTTTACGTTGTCCGACTGTGACGAACCGAACGAGCACTGGAAACTCGGTATCGTCGAATGGAAGACTGGCGACAACGTCGGGCGCAGTATGGAAGTAAAGGCGAACGTCAGCGCAGGACGCATCGAGCTATATCTGCCGATGGCTGCGATCATAAGCGCCGGCGATGTGGCTGTGATCACTGCGGGCTGTGCGAACCGGCTTATCGAAGACTGTCAGCAGCGTTTTAATAACATCTGGAACTTCAGGGGCGAACCGTATATTCCGGGTCGCGATGCACTGGTCGGCGGCGAGAAGAAACGATGAAGCCGGAAGACTACATAGAGGCTGCGCGCAAGTGGGTCGGCACGCCGTTTGTGCATAAGGGTCACACAATGGGCGCGGGTGTTGACTGTATCAACATGTGCTACGAAGCCGCGAAGTCTGTCGGCCTTGCGCCGGATAACATCATGCCGGCGGACTACAGCCGCGACCCTGACGGCGTCGCACTTATGGCGGCACTGAAGAAGTACATGGTCCCGATATACAACAAGCAAATGAAACCGGGCGACGTGCTACTGTTCCGTTTTGTAAAACATCCGCAGCACGTCGGTGTGTACACGGGGCGAAACATAATTCACGCGTATTCGAAGATGGACAAGTGTGTCGAACATATTCTGGATAACCGCTGGCGCAAGCGTCTGGTCGCCGTGTTCCGCTTCAGGGAGTTCGTCGAATGAGTGCTAATACAGCCGCGTCGCTGGGGTTCGGTGTCGTCGGGGCTATGTTCCTCGGTCCGGCGGGCTTCGCACTCGGTGCGACACTTGGCGGTGCGTTGTTCCCGCCGCAGCTGCCGGACATCAAGCAGCAGAAGCTGTCGCCGCTGAACGCGCCGAATGCCAGTTACGGCAACCCGATCCCGATCGTCTACGGCACGGTGCGCACATCGACGACGCTGATGTGGTGGAGTGGTCGCAAGACAACGAAGCACAAGGAAGAATCCGGCGGTAAGGGCGGTCCGTCACAATCAACTACGTATTACACCTATTCACTAGATGGTGCTTTTGCTATCTGCGAGGGCGAGATCACCGGCGTCCGTCGTATCTGGATAAACAGTCGCCTGATGTACGACAGCCAAAGCGCAGAAAACAGTCTGAACATTAACGGCAGTAATAAGCTGGCCGACGCTGTAAACATTTATACAGGATCCGAAACGCAGGAACCGTCGTCGCTGCAGGAAAGCTACAAGGGAACCGGCAACGTCCCTGCATATCGTGGACTGGCGTATATCGAATTCGAAGATCTACAGCTGGAACAGTTCGGCAATGGTCTTGTGAATGTCGAAGTCGAAGTCACGCGCGCCGGTGCAAGTGATTCGCCGCCGAACATACTGCACACGACCGAATCCAATTGGTCCGGGAAAATCCTGACTTCTGTCGGCGGGCTTGGCGGCATGGTTATGGAGGAAGGCAGCATTATCTCAATGGCCGATATAGATGTCGCTGCAAACGATGACGACATAGACGTAACTATTGTCCGTTGTGACTTGCAATGGAATTTGCTTGAAAGCAGAAAGTATCCAGTACGAATGGCGAATAAAACATCTGGTGTTGTGTTTGGTATTTGCCAGAACGATCCATACTTCTTTTTCTGTGGGCGCAATCAGGAAGGCGGTGGCGGTACGGACGGATACCTGTATTGGTTCCGTTATCCCGGAACTGGCACCGGCTTAAATGCGCTTGGCAGTTATCGGGTTGACTATGCTGATTACCCTATCGATCAAGGTAACGGCCCCTTCGGCGTTGACGACCATGACTTGTATGGTAACAACGCGAATAGATACAAGACGATCAAGTGCGGCAATCATTACATCACTATGACTGAAAAGTCATCCGGGAAGGATGTGATGATTGCGTATAAAACGAATCCGTACTATGACAGCCCGACTCTAGTCTTTGATGGTGGCATAGATTTTCTTGAGAATGCAGAGTGGAACGTAACTGCTTCGGCAATTTTATGCGATGCTGAAATCTTCCCGGATCAGGATAATCCTGACGAGTATTTCTTTGTCGTTGTTCGCTTTGATAAGCCGTCAGACCATGACCGTTCGGTTGTCTTGATGGATAAAGACTTGAACGTCATATCGTCATGGAGCAATGCTGATACAGGGAGCCGCAATGGTCACATGGAATCAGGTGCCGTATTGCTTTCCACTGAGGGGAAGTTCCTTTACAAGAACCAATCAACAAGCGGGCTAATTACTCTTGTTGAATTTGACCCGTGGACAAGCGGTAGTCAATGGGCATTAGCCGGAACCGTTACCGTAAATAATGATCTTAGCTATCCAAGCATATTGCCTATAAGCAACAGGTGGGTGATGACGCGGCAGGAACTTGTAACTATCGAAGCAATAACGTCCACCAGTTACGCGACTGTTGCAGACATTGTTACCGACCAGTGCGTGCGTGCTGGACTGGCAAGCGCGCAAGTCGACACTACTGATCTGTCAAAAAACGTCGAAGGCTACTTGATCAATCAAGCGATAACAGCGCGCACGGCGATCGAAACCATAACGCCGGTCGGCTTCTTCGATGTTGCCGAAGTCGGCGGGCAGCTGATCTGCACGGAACGCGGCGGCGCAGCATCGAAGACAATACCGCAGGATGATCTAGCTGCCGGCGTGAACAAGGAAGAACGCGACGACCTAGTGATCACGCGCACGGGTGAACTGGAACTTCCGCGTGAAGTATCGGTGACGTACTACAACAAGAATGACTTGTACGAACAGAACACGCAAAAAGCTGAACGACTAACCGTGCAGGGTGTCGGCGCTTCACATGCGCAAATGCCCGTCGTTATGGACGACGACATCGGCATGAACATCGCAGACGCGATGCTGTATTCGTTTTACTCCGAACGCGAGAACGCCGAATTCAGCGTCGGCACGAAGCATATCGACATCGCACCGAACGACATCGTCATTGTCGGAGATGACGGCTATCGCATACGCGTCAGCGACGTGACGAACAACCTTGTCGGCCCGATCAAAGTCACTGGCATTGTCGAATCGATTGCCGCCGTATACAGCACGGTCAGGGATACCGCATACGTCAGCACGACTAGCGAGGTGACAACGTTCCGTGGTCCGACAATCTTCGCACTTGTCGACGTACCTATGCTGCGTTCTGTCGACGACGTGTTCGGATACTATGTCTGCGCCTACGGTGTGTTCGATTCATGGAACGGCGCGAACCTGTATCACTCGAACGACAATACCACGTATTCCGAAGTCGACACGTTCACGATCGAATCGGACTTCGGCTACGTATCTTCGCAGGTCACGACGACGACATTCAACGGCACGTGGGATTCGTCGCTAGAACTTCGCGTGCGTATGCCGTCGAGCACAATCGTTCTCAACAGCGACACAGAAGCGAATGTACTGGAAGGTGCTAATGCCGCACTTGTCGGAACACTGAACGGCGTCTGGGAAGTCATCCAGTGGGTTAATGCAAGCGCTGTCGGGGACGGTGAATACTCGCTGACGAAACTACTACGCGGTCGTCGCGGCACTGAATACGCGATGAACCAGCATAGCGACTTCCCGTACTTCATCCCGATCGATGATCAGGGGACGGTGAAGTTTATTCAAGACGACATTGAACATCTGGATACGCAGATTTTCTACAAGGGCGTAACAGTCGGCAACTACATCCAGAACGCGAACCCGCTTGTGTTTACGAACACAGGTCGAAACATGATGCCGCGCGCTCCCGTTGTTATTCGCGGAACACGCGACAGTAATAACCAAGTGAACTTCACATGGGTGCCGGTGTCGCGAAATGAAAACACGCCGACGTATGTGTACGTGTCGTCCGACCCGGACAACTACGAAATTGATTTCTACGACAGCGCCAGTACCCTGTTGCGAACGGCGAGTGCAACAGAAGCAAGCGTCGCGTATGCTTCTGCAGATCGTGTCGCAGACGGTGCGAGCGCGAACGAACTTATAACCTGCAACATTTTCCAGATTTCAGACACAGTCGGGCGCGGTTTCCCCGGCATCGGACAGGTGTAAATCATGGCAACTACGACAAACCTCGAAGCGGAAAAGTGGACAGCGAACCAGTCGCAGCCGGAAGTCACGGTGAACGAAACGTTCGACGTATTCGACGCTGCCATCACCGGGACATTGACGCACAATATGTCGTCCGATGCGAACTACTCGCTGATCATCACAGGGGACAAGCCGCAGGAATGGATGTACGACAAGATCCGCATCACGGATTCGGCTGCGCATCTGACAACGCAGCGCAGCATCTTCGTCCCGACTAACGAAAAGCACTACGTCGCGCAGAACAACGCGGCACAGCCACTGCTGTTCGAGACATCCGCCGGCAACGGTGTCATCGTTGAACCGGGGCGAACGGTTCGACTGCGATGTGACGGCACCGACGTGGTGAGCGACGAAAGCTACCTGCACGCCGGCAGCGAGTTCCGGGGCTACACGGAAACAGTCGTACAGGCTTCGACTACCGGCGCTGTCAGTTTGTCGTGTGCAAGCGCGAACGTATTCGACCTGACGCTGGTCGGTAACACAACGCTGTCGTTCACGGACGTCCCGTCGACATCCGGCACGATGTTCACCGCGACAATTTTTGTCACGCAGGACGGCGGCGGCGCGAACAGCTTCGCGGTATCTGCACCGACTAGCGTGATCTACGCCAGCGGTGAAGCAAGTACGACATCACAGGCCGGCGGCGATCGCGACATCTGGATCTTTGCGACAAAAGACGGCGGCAGTACATGGTACGGCATGGCTGGCGGGTTACAATTCCGATGAAAAGACAGCTTAATAGTTTTTTTCAGTCGCACGTGTTCAGTTTTATCGGCACGGGCGGCGGCATGGGCGCGGCGTACTTCCACGGCTCCCCCGGAAGTGCTGGCGCATCTTCTCCCGTCAGTAGTTACGCAAGCTATGTCCTGTTTTTAGAGCCAGCACTTTATTGGCCGATGAATGAACCGTCAGCGGCAACATCAGCGGTTGAGGTAGTGCTTGGATATAACGCCTCAGTTTTAGCGCAGGCGTCGGCTGGTTATTCTGTATTGGTATCAACAACAGGCGACACAAGCTGGAACTTTGATGGTATAAATGATGCCTTGAAAATTGAAGAGGGCAGGATTGGAAGAAATTTGAACGGCGCTGATGCAGTCACGCTGCTCATGTGGCTTGAGCTTGACTTACTCAATACAAATGATTCGCCCTTTGTGACTTATATTGGACATGACTCAGTAAGTCGTTTTGGGTTGTCGTTCGACTGTCAATCAACAAACGTTCTCCGCTTTGGTGCGCGTAGTAGAACTGCTGACGGCCTGCAAACAATTCAGCACACAACATCGACCGGCGAGCGCAATGCGCCGCTTATGGTTGTGGGCATTGCCAACTATGCAACAGATAGAATGGCGATGTTTTTCAACGCTGAAAAGGTTGTTGCTTCAACTGCTGTGACGTTCGGAAGCTCCGTGTATTCATACGCTTCAGCCGGTCTTGTTACTGATGACTATATCGGCGCACAGCCTAACTCGTCGCGCTGGATGAATGGCCGCGCTGGTCATGTGGCGCTATTTACTCGCGCATTGACAAGCACGGAAGTCAGGAACTTGTATTACTACGGGGTTGACGGATTCCATTATGCCTACACAAGCGCAGTGATCGCTGACTCGCCTGAATGGTATTGGCGGCTTGATGAAGGAAGTCCGGCAAGTGCCGCAGCCGACTATACCGGCAAGGCTGATGGCCAATACATAAACACCCCCACTAAGGTGTCTGCGCTTGTTAGCGCACCATTCAGGATTGTTGGCGATGCTGCATACAGATTCAGCAATGCAAGTTCGACTTATGTATCAACAACTGCTTCCGGGATACTTGGCAGCAATGCCCGTGCTATGGAGTGCATCTTTAGCTGCACCACAAGCACAGCGAGCGATGGCCCGTTAATGATGTGGGGAACAGCCGCAGCGCGAGCGCGGAATCTTCTTTATGTCCGGTCAAACGGGAAAATACAATTTGATATTGGCAGTGGATATTTCAAAAGATGGGCGGGCGTTGTGAATGATGGCGGCAAGTATCACATTGTCTGCCAAGTTAGTTCAGGCGCAAACATAAGCACAGCGCGTCTATTCATCGATGGCGTATCTGCAACAGTATCTACCAATGGCACAAGCGGAACACTAAATACCGGCACAACCTACGATGTGCATATAGGGAGTGATGCTGCCGCGTCATGGTATCTCAATGGAACAATTGACGAGGTTGCCATATATGCCACCACGCTAACAGAGGCGCGCATAAGTAAGCACGCAGGTAAATCTTGATGGAAGCAAACGATACTTTTCAGGTTTTTGTGAACGGGTCGACAGCGGCGACAGCCAGTGCGAATGTAACCTACGGCACTGCGGTCTACGCATTACGACAGGGATAACAATATGACAGATTCGAATTTAGAGCACCGGCTGTCCAGACTGGAAGCGACAGTCGAAAGTTTTGTTGACGCGGTATCGAAGCAGTTTGAACACATGAACGAGCAGCATTCGTCGATGTACACACATCTGGATGGACTGCGCGACGCGATAAACAATTCACAGCGCACACCATGGGCGAACCTGATTGCAGCCGGCGCGCTGGTTGTGACGATCGTCGCACTGGGTGCACAGCGTTACATTCAGGATCTGGACCGCGTGCAGTATTACGGCAACAAACGCGACAACCTGATTTATGATCACATCGCTGACGGTCATCCAGAACACAACATCGACGTGTTCAATACGCACTTGCACTATTTACAAAAGCAGCTCAACGAACTGAAGGGGTACACATGCGATGCGGGATAGCGACATAAAATACATCGTCGTGCACTGCAGTGCGACACCGCCGCGCATGAACATCGGCGTGAAAACTATTAACCAGTGGCACAGGGATCGCGGCTGGTCCGGTGTGGGTTATCACATCGTCATACGTAGGGACGGGACAATAGAGTTCGGTCGTCCGATGGACAAGACCGGCGCACATGCTTACGGGTATAACCGCGTAAGCTGGGGCATTTGTTTGATCGGCGGCGTCGACGCAGATGGAAAAGCGGAAGACAACTTCACTTCCGCGCAGTATTTATCTCTGGGATTGATCGTCGACGCGTTAAAAGTGCGCGTTCCAGATGCGGAGGTTTTGGGGCACCGCGATCTATCCCCCGACATAGACGGCGACGGGGTGATTGAAAAATGGGAATGGACGAAAGAATGCCCGTGCTTCGATGCACGGCAATGGTATGCGCAGCATGTTGCGTAGCGGGTTGCAGCTTATCGCTTGAAACACACGACATTGTCGACGTGTACATTGATCGCAGTCCGATGAATGTGCCGCCGATATTTATGGACGTGCCGCCGCCGGCACTTCCGCAAATGTTCGTCCCGGATCATCGCGATGATCTGGACAAGTATCGCGAAGCACGGTTATGAACGATGACGACGACAAGTGTCCGTGCTGTGGGCGACGGCTTCTCAACTGGCCCGACGAACGATACATCACACAGGAAGAGCGAATGCGAAATGCTGCGCGAGTTCGACAGCTGGATTCAGGCAGTCGCCATGCGCGCGATAAAAATCTTCCCGGCAAACGTAATCGACGCAAAGAAAGACGACGCGATACAGGAATCGCGGATGGCATTTCTGAAATGCTACAGGAAGTATCTGCAGCGAAATCTGGATGCTGACGACGTCGACATTCGCTGCTTCAGTTACGCGCGCGTGCGCGGTGCAGCGATCGACTTTGTTCGGGAAAGATCCGAACGCGACATATTATTCACAAGCGACGAAATGGTTCCGCCGACGCCGGACTTTACCAAGACGGAAGACTTGCGGATTGACTTCGAGAATATAACAAGGGAACTACCCGAATGGCAGCGCGCGCTGTTGCGCCTGTTGTTCTTCGAGGGGTACACGCTGAAAGAGATCGGGAACTTCTGCGGCAAGTCGGAAGGCCGGATCTGTCAGATCAAGCTGGAAGTGCTGGAAACCATACGACGACGATATGAGGCATAACGACATGAAGACGGTACATCTTATTCACGGCTTCAACGAACGGCACAAGGTCGGCGAACCGAAGATCGCTGTCCTTCGCGACGCGATAGAAAAGGCGGGGCACATCTGTCGCGTGCATGACTACGGTCACTGGGATCTTGTCGCAACGCGCAACAATTCAAACCTTGCGCGGCTGATCCTTCCGTCGGTCGGCATGGGCGACACGCTGGTCGGCTTCTCGAACGGCGCGGCGTTGATCGCGCATCTGTGCCGGCTGGGCGCGCCGGTGCGGCGCATTGTCCTGATACAGCCGGCGCTGGCGAAGAAGTGGAAGCCGCCGGCCAGTGTCGAACGCTGGGCGGTGTTCCATAACGCCGGGGATCTGGCGACGGTTGCCGGCAAGCACTGGCGGCGGGTCACGGGTGTCTTGCCGTGGCGCTGGCAGCAGAAGCACCACTGGGGCGAAATGGGGAACACCGGATTCGCCGGGACAGACGACCGGGTCGTGCAGTATGCGACCGACGTCGACAGCATCAAGGTAGCAGCAGGGGAGCTACCCAAAGTCAGCGGGCACAGTGCATGGGCGCACAAGAAAAATGCCGCATGGTGGGATTTCATCATTTCACACGTCTGAACAGGTGCCTGTCGCCGCCTGTGAGGGGCTACGGGCGGCGATCGGGTGCTGGCTGGTATGGTTGCGTGCCCTGACGGGGTTTTGATCGGTAGCGTCCGCCACAGGGCGCGAGAGTGGAACCATATACGCGCACGACCCTGCGCAGGTTTGACATTCATGCGGGCGTCCCGCGCGTCCCGCGTCCCATGGAGAAAATTTTTCCTAAATGTCAAAGGCCGAAAATTTTTTCGGTGCTACCTGTGATTCCGTGCTACCTTTCGTTACGAATCAAGATACTTACAAGCGATCGCAGGTGCTACCTTTTGGCAGTTTGCTGCTACCCGCTGCTACCTTTTGGGGTCTGGTATATAAATGGGGGTCGGGCCAAAGTTTTTTCTTGACCTTGAAAAAAATTTCCCCTATATATGCGCGCGCGTGCGCGGGCGCGAATTGCGACAAAAAGAAAGGCCGACATCGCTGCCGGCCTTCCGGGTGCGGGGCACCACCCCCGCGACAGGACACGACTCCTGTGCTGTTTACGGGCCTTTCGTCCCGCGTTTAATTTCCTGTTCCTTGCGCGCTGCGCGCATGTCCAGTGCCTTCTGCAGCGCGGCGTATATCACGTCCAGTTCCTGTCGGTTGAACACGTCCCACTTCAGGGTCCGCAGCTTGTGCACCAGATCGTCGCGATACTTTTTGCGCAGCAGGCGTTCGACGTCTTCCTGCGATGCCTTGTCGATCGTGCGTCCCGACCAGCTTGACGACGTGCCGTACTCATACCCTGTTCGCTTGACCCAGCGCGAACCGTCGTCCGTTTTCCACAGTGTCTTCGTTTCGCCGGTGATCTCTGTCAGGTAGTTACCGCCGATTCGGCGGAACACTACGACGACATCCCCTAGTTTTAATTCTTTCATTGTCGTGTCATCTATGGGCGACCTGATCCGAAGATCAGGCCGCGTTCCTTGCCGCGCGGCGGTTGCGGAAGAGTTCAAGCCGGCCTTTCTGATCACCGGCAGCGGGGCCGCAGGTATGCTGCGCAGCTTCCCACTTGTTGAAGTCGACCGCAGCCTGTACCACTTCCCGACCGATCACTTCGCGGGCGAGTGCAGCGCCGGCGTAGCGGCTGTTCTGTTCTTCCCGGTCATCGTCCAGCACGTGTTCCATAACGAAGCCGTGCGCGTGGGTCAGCTTGTTCAGCAGGTGCTGATTGTAGTCCTTCGGGTTGCCGAAGGGATTTTCGACCCTGAACTTGTCCTGTTTGAATTCGTTTCGTGCCATTGTCGTGTCCTCTATGGTTGCGGTGGATTACTGAACCTTGTGCCACATTTCGGCACCCCAACGGCGGAAGATGTTGTCGCGGGTGATCGCGTAGACTTCTTCGTATGCCATGGCAGCTTCTTCGTAACGACCTGCTGCCTTGTGGGCGTTGCCTTCCTGAATCTTGGCGTTGATCTCTTTGTTCGTCATTGTCGTGTCCCTTGTGTGTTCGTTCAGTGTAGGTTCATTATGCAGGGGGTCGGGCATAAATGTCAACCCCCTGCGGTAAAAAATTTAGTAGATCTCCCCGGCGCGCGGATCTTCAGCGGAATCCCGGCAGAAATCAAGCGAAATCGCGATGCGGATGCGGACGGATTCAGCGATCGACATGCCGCGCTTGTGGCAGTTAAGTACAAGCTGGCGGTACTTGGCGGCTTCGATCTGCTCTGCGATCTGGGTGTTCGTCATTGTCGTGTCCTCTAAATTTCGTTGCAGTGTGTGTTCACTATAAGGGCTATCGGCATATATGTCAACACCTTTAGCAAAAAAATTTTAGTCGGATTTATCCAGCCATGCGAACGTCCCGTTCAGGGAGTACACGCAGCGGTCGCCGTCGTAGACGTTAACTGTCGCGCAGGATTCCCAGCCGGCTTCGTCGTCCGCAAAACGGATCGCCGCGTTCAGTGTCGTGAATGATTTCATCGCGGACGCGTAGGCGGCGTCTTCGATGAATCCGTCGCGATAGGTTGTCACTACCTTGAACATTACGCACCCCCGTCGCTGTACGCGTTGAATATATCCTTCGCGTTAGCGGCAAGCAGGTCGCCGATTATGTCGCCGCGATACTTGTCAGTCACGTCGAACGGATTGATCACGCGGCAGCTTCTGTAGTTCAGCTTGTTGTCCGGGTCATCTTCGTCGGCTTCGATGGTGACGATCAACGTCTTCGTTGTGCCGGGTTCATACTTGTCGAGAAGTTCCAGACGCATCGCGTAGAAACCTTCGCCGCCGATGCCGTTACGATGGTATTCAACGCTGTCGATTGTCAGTTCAATTTTGTCGTTTAAGTAGTTCATGGTCGTGTCCTCTATGGTTGATTAAATCTTTTCAACGCCGTCGCAGACTTCGTCGCCGAAACCCTTCGGTGTTCCGTTGACCGGTACGACGACTTCAGTCCTGTAGCCTTTGTCGGTCTGGTCTACGTTGCCGAAGACGTCCTTCGTGACCTTGATACGGTACGACTGATAGCCGTGTATGTGTTCGAAGATCTCGACGACTTCGCCTTCGACGTAGGCGGCGCGTTCGTGTTCGCCGATCAACCAGCGACCCCAATCACCGTCTGCGAAGTCGAAGCTGCGAACCTTGTCGCCTGTCTTGATTGTGTCGGTCATTGTCGTGTCCTCTAAGTTCTAAAGTTTTGTCGTAACGTCCTACGGTTTCTATAATACGGGTTACGGCATAAAAGTCAACACCTTTAGCAAATAAAATTTCCGACCTTTGCAATCAAGTATTTAGCGCGGTTCCCTTTTCGTTCGTGTGGTGTATAATGCCCCGTCATAGAACTGACAGAAACAAGGATGTTCAGAATTGACACAGTCAGATTATCAGTACAAGACCGAGCCGTACGCACACCAGCACGAAGCGTTCCTGCTGTCCCGTGACGAAGAAGCATTCGCGCTTCTAATGGAAATGGGCACGGGCAAGTCGAAGGTAATTGTCGACACGTCCGCGTGGCTGTATGGCTGCGGAAATATCGACGCGCTGGTTGTCGTCGCGCCGAACGGCGTGCACACGAACTGGACGCTGAAAGAAGTCCCGGTACACATGCCCGACCACATCCCGGTCGTGTCGGGTTACTGGGTCGCCAGTCCGCGCAAGCACGAACGCGCCGCACTCGAAAACCTGTTCAAGCAGGAATCCGGTCCGCTGCGTGTTGTCGCGATGAACATCGAAGCGTTGTCGACGAAGAAGGGCACCGCGTTTCTGCGCCGGCTGCTGAACACATTCCGAACACTGCTGACGGTCGACGAATCGTCACGCATCAAGACACCGGGCGTTGCGCGCACGCGCAATCTGGTGAACCTTGGCAAGTTTGCTTCGTACCGTAGGATCCTGACAGGGACGTCAATAACACAGGGACCGCTTGATCTGTACGCGCAGTACGCGTTCCTGAACAGGCATATCATCGGGCATAGTACATTCACAAGTTTCAAGTCACACTTCGCGCTGTACGAACGGCGCAAGGTAAACAACAAGCGCGGGTTCTACGACGCACTGGTCAGCTACAGGAACCTGTCGGAACTGACGGACCTGATCCGTCCGGTGACATACCGCAAACTGAAAAAGGACTGTCTGGATCTTCCGCAGAAGATCTACGAAGTTTACCCGGTCGAACTTTCCAAGGAACAGCGGCGCATCTACGACGACGCGTTGAAAAAGACGGTCGTGGAATTACGTCGCAGCGAAGGCATGTCCGACGACGCGACACTTTTCGACGCGGAAAACTTCGAAGATGAAATCCTGAAGTATCTGCAAAGCGACGGCACGAAAACACAGATCAAGAATGCGCTGACGCGACTGCTACGACTGCAGCAGATCGTCGGCGGTTTCTTCACTGACGAAGAAGGCAAGGTACACGCCATCGATGAAAAGAACGCGCGTGTCGACGCGTTAATGAACGTCATCGATGAAACGCAGGCGAAGTGGATTATCTGGGCGCGCTTCCGTCCTGAAATAGCCGCAATCGCTGAAGCACTTCGCGAGAAGTACGGGCGCGGATCCGTTGTCGAATACCACGGGGGAGTAGAAGACGATGATAGAACTGAAGCAGTGGCACGGTTTCAGGGTGAACGTCACCACGTCAATGCAAAGACCGGGGAACACAGGATCGAACCCGTCGATCTTTCTGATCAGGCCCGGTTCTTTGTTGGTCAGCCACGGTCCGGGGGAATCGGAATTACACTTACAGCGGCGGAATACGTCGCGTACTTCAGTAACGACTTTAGTCTGGAAACCCGACTACAGAGTGAGGACCGCGCGCACCGCATAGGACAAAAGAAGAACGTCACTTACGTCGACCTGCAAGCAGCGGGCACAATTGACGATAGAATTACATCGATTTTACTAGACAAACAGAGACTTTCTGATACCGTACTGGACGCATTGTAACCATGGATAAAAGGCCGATTGTTTACGTACCGCAAATACCAACACGTCGCAACAAACAGACAGGGGAATTCGAAGCCACAATAGACTTGACACCAGCGAGCGCTTACGGCGAAATAGTAGTTCTGCTGCCGCCGGGGAAGGTAATGTTATCGCCGGCACCGTGGGTCCAGAAATTGAAGCAGAAAATGAAAGACTTCAGCGACGACGACTACATCGTTTCGTGCGGCGATCCTAACGCGTTCAGCGCAGCGACATGCGTTGCACATGATAACAACAGGGGCCGCTATAAGACGCTGATATGGGACGGCAGGCAGCGCCGTTACATAGCGACGCAAATAAACATCAGGAGCTAAGACCATGGACACAGTAAGCTTTGAAGAAGATTCGTTCAGCGATAACGCGAGCTATACAGACAACGATCTGAAGCGCGTCGCGAACCTTGCCAAGATGCAGCAGCAACAGGAAAAGCGCGTCACGCTGCTGGAAGAAGAATTAAAGAAAGCGAAGAATGAACTGCGTACGACACGCGAAAAAGATCTGCCCGACTTAATGAAGGAAATCGGTTTGTCGCAGGTCGTTCTGCAGGATGGGTCACGCGTTGAAATACGCGAAGACATGTACGCATCGATCGCGAATAAGAACAAAGCGGCGGCATGTCAGTGGCTGATCGATAATGAACACGCGTCGCTAGTGAAGACCGACATCGAATACGTATTCGATCGCGGCGATCGTAACGCGGCGGAAAACTTCGCAAAGTTTTTAGAATCGAACGGGTATAGTGAATACAGCATAACCGAAATAGTGAACACTGGATCCGTGAAGGCTGCTATCAAGGAAATGATCGCGAACGGTGTTGACGTTCCGCTGGAATTGTTCGGCGTTCATTTTGTCACGCAGTCTGTAATCAAGTAACACGCGTCGAAGTTCGCAGCGCGATAAAAATGCGGACACCTTCAAGGAGTAATTGAAATGCCAGAAACAGAAATAGCAGAAGCAAAGGAAACAGCACTGGTACAAGGCGCTGTGTCATTTGAAGACGATGCCGGTGCCGGCTTCGAAGAAGCGGATCGCGATTCGTTTGCGATTCCTTTCCTTCGTATCCTGCAAAAAATGTCGCCGCAGCTTGACGAAACAAAAGGCGAGTATATCGAAGACGCACGCGCTGGCGAGTTCTTCGACAACGTACTGGAAGAGACATTCGAAGGCAAGGAAACAGGCGTTAATCTTGTCCCGTGTCATTACCGGCGCGTGTTCGTTGAATGGAAGAAGCGCGAAGACGGCGGCGGATTCGTTGCGGAGTATCCACCGGAAGAAGGCGTGGAACTGTTGAAGAAGTGCGAACGCGATGAAAAAAATCGCGACATACTTCAGACGACAGGAAACCAGCTGGTAGACACGCGTATACATTACGTTCTGCGTGTCGATGAAAACATGGCGACGCATCCGTGTGTCGTGACAATGTCTTCGACGCAGCAGAAGAAGTCGAAGCGCTGGATGACACAGATGCAGAACTTGTTGAAGAAGCGCAAGGACGGACAACTGTACAACCCGGCGATGTTTGCCAGTGTGTTCAAGTGCACGACCGTACCTGAATCGAATGATCAGGGGTCGTGGTCGGGCTGGAAGATCGCGCACCTTCGTTTCCTTGACGAAGAAAGCGCTGACGACCAGCGTATCTACCAGACAGCGCGCGCGTTCCGTGACGCCGTCAAGTCTGGCGCTGCTACCGTGCAGCATGACATGGACGAACCTTCGGGCGGCACCGTGTCTGGCGCGGGTAGTTACGACGACGAAGAAGGGGATGTTCCCGGCTTCTAAACAACAACAGCAGCGAAGGGGCGCGCCCGATTCCGGGCGCGTCATTTTTTACTATGGGCATCGAACAAACTGCGGAAAGATTTATTCGTATTTTTAGGGGGCTGGATCGTGCGTATGGCACATACAAGCTAACAGGCAAGACAAGTTCGAAGGGGAAGGCCGAAGGGCAGGCGATGACGCGTCAGGATAGCTGGGGCGTCAAGGAAGTTACCGCGCACCTGAAGGGCGAAACAGGCATCGGCATCGTTCCCATAATGGGCGACGATATGTGCACGTGGGGCAGCATCGACATCGATGAATACCGCGACTTCGATCCTGCGCATATTAGCCGTGTACTGCACGAACGAAAAAGTCCGCTTGTCGCATGTCGCAGCAAGTCAGGCGGCGCGCACCTTTTCCTGTTCACGACGGAACCTGTGCCGGCGAGCGAAATGCGTCGCGCGCTGGGTATCCTGTGCGATAACCTAGATTTCCAAGGATCGGAAATATTCCCGAAGCAATCAACCATTGACGACGGCGACGTCGGGAACTGGTTGAACATGCCGTACTTCGACGCGGAACGTACCGTGCGCTACGGTATGCAGAACGGCAAACCGATCTACGACGTCAATGAATTCCTAGACTACTGCGAAGCGAAAGCGCTGACACCGGACGCGATCAGCGCGATAAAAGTCGAAGCGGATCCCGACGCGCCATTCCCTGACGGACCGCCGTGCCTTCAAGCACTCGCAAAGAAAGGCGTCCCGGAAGGCGGGCGCAATGAAACGCTGTTCAACATGGGCGTATATGCACATCTGGTTCGACCGGATGGCGACTGGCAGGAACTGCTGAACGAGTACAACAACAAGTACATGTCCGAACCGTTGCCGTATAACGAAGTCGCAACGATCGAAAAAACACTAAGCAAGAAAGACTATTTTTACCGGTGCGAAGTTTCCCCTATATGTAATTACTGCAACAAGTCGATATGCAAACAGCGACAGTTCGGTATCGGCGGCGGCGAACCTACCGATCCCGGTATCATGATCGACGCACTCGACAAGATTATCACCGACCCGCCGTTGTGGATCGTGACGATCAACGGGGTTCGCATTCAACTACAGACCGAAGAACTAATGTCGCAAGCGTTACTAGGCAAGCGCTGCATGGAAAAGCTGAACGAATTGCCGCACAAGATCGGGAACAAGGCGTGGACAAATCTAATTCAGGGGCTTCTGAAAAAAGTAAACATAATCGAAGCGCCTGACGACGCCAGTCCAGCCGGCCAGTTAATGTACCACCTCGAACAGTTTTGCACGACACGCGCACAGGCACGCGTTCGCGAAGAAATCCTGATGGGCAAGCCATGGACAGAAGAAGGTCGCACCCTGTTCCGTGGCGTCGACTTCAAGAAGTACCTGCACCAGCAACAGTTCCGAACGTTGAAGGATAACCAGATCTTCGGCGTACTTCAGGAACGGACATCGATCACGAACAGACAGTTCAAGGCGAAGGGCAAGAACGTTCGCTGCTGGTCCGTACCTGAATTCGTAACGCAGGACGGCGATCACGACCCTGCAAGGCTACCGGAAACCGCGTTCTGATGCGGCTTATACTGGGCGGACCGGGGACCGGCAAGACGACGCGGCTGCTGTCGATCGTTGAAGAAGAGATCGCCAGCGGTATCGATCCGTCGCGTATCGCGTTCGTGTCATTCACACGCAAGGCTGCAAACGAAGCAGCGGAACGCGCGGCGAAGCGTTTCGATTTCGACCGCAGCCAGCTGCCATACTTCAGGACGCTGCATTCTATCGCGTACGCGCACGCGAACGTAACGAAAAGCGAAGTCATGGGGAACCGCGACTACCGCGACTTCGGCAACCTTGTCGGGATGGGGTTCAATTCATTCACGGATGCCGAAGGACCGATCCCTGCAGGCGCTGACGGGTCCAAGATGCTGCAGATCGTCAGCTATGCACGGGCGACATGCACGTCGCTGGAAGAAGCGTGGCACGCGACAGGGGAAGGCGTGGAGTGGCACGCGCTGAAATACTTCGCGGATTCCCTGAAGCACTACAAGCGCGACATGTTCAAGCTGGACTTCGACGACATGCTGGACCGTTTCGTCGACAACTGCGAACCGCTTGATCTCGACGTCGTGATCATTGACGAAGCGCAGGATCTGTCGGTGAAGCAGTGGCAGGTCGCGCAGCACATGTTCCGCAACGTCCCTGAAATCTATGTCGCAGGCGACGACGATCAGGCGATCTACCGCTGGTCAGGCGCTGACGTGAATCACTTCCTGCAGATCAGCGACGCGCCGGAAGTGTTGCCGGTCAGTTACCGCTTGCCCGGTCCGATCTTCGACATGGCGAACGAAGTGTCGCAACGCATTGGACGTCGCTACGCGAAGAACTGGCAGTCGGCAGGGCACGAAGGCAACGTGATACGCGCGACGGTCGACGAAGAGTTCGATCTTGCGAACGGGACGTGGATGTTTCTCGCGCGCTCGCATCACTTCCTGCAGGACTTCAGGCACCAGATCGAACTGCTTGGCTACGCGTACAAGACGACGCGAAAGTCGTCGGTCGACGAAGACGAAGTGCGCGCGATAATTTTATACGAAGCACTGCGCAAGGGCGAAGGCATCACAGGGCACGCACTGGAACACGTTAACGGCTACCTTGGACACAACCGCATCGACCTGCATGTGGAAGACGACGAACACGTTACACGCGACGACGTGAAGCGCTTCGGTGTGAACTTCGAACTGCCGTGGTACGACCAGCTGCTGACGATCGGCGACGCGACGCGACAGTATTACCAGTCGATACTGCGCAACGGTGAAAAGCTAACGGACGAACCGCGCATCTACACCGGGACGATTCACAGCGTGAAGGGCGGCGAAGCAGACAACGTCGTACTGTGTACTGACATCACATATCGAACGCGTCAAAGTTATGACCTGTCACCGGACGACGAGCATCGCGTCTTCTACACGGGGCTGACGCGCGCACGTCACAACCTGTTCGTGCTGGATCCGATCGGGAATGAATACTACGACATTTGACTTTTAAGCAGGGCGACGATACAGTCGCAAATTCAGAACCACAGAACTAGATAGAGGACAGAACTATGAGTGACAAGCAATCGTGCAGGATGCCCGGATGTTATAGCGAAGACGTTATCGCGCGCGGGTTGTGTCGACGTTGTTATGATTTTACGCGTTACTGGCAGGGGCGAAGCGCGGCGGACATTCTTGACCGCACCGAAACGCTGCGCTTTTGGGAAGGCCGGATGGACGCGATCCTTCCGAAACCTGTTTCGCGTATTACAAAGACACGTCGCAGGCGTCGCGCCTAGTTACGGGGGCGGCGGTGCATTTTCGATGCCCGCGCCGTCGTCCCATTTTCTTTATATGTCGCAAACGCCGTGAAAAAAATTTCATAAAAGTGTTGACATCTATTCCTTCGTGTCGTAATGTAGTCCCTGCAGTACACGACAAACTACAGAACTAACACAAGGAGTAAGACCAATGTCAGCAGAAATCGATATGAGTAACGGCAGGGCGAACATCGCATACTTCGGCGACACCCCGTGGCACGGGCTAGGCGTTCCCATGGATGCCGACGCGGATCTTGACAAGTGGCGCATCGCTGCCGGTCTGGATCACAACGTTATCGGCGCGCCGGCGATGTATCTGGATCCCGATACCGGCGACGCGCTGGAAGTTCCCAGCCGGCAGGTTCTGGTTCGCGACGATACGAAGGCGGTGCTGTCCGTAGTCGACGAAGGCTACAACATTGTGCAGCCGCGTGACGTGATCGACTTCTACAAGTCACTGATCGAAGCGCACGGCTTCAACATGGAAACAGCCGGCAGTCTTCGCGGCGGTCAGCGGATCTGGGCGCTTGCCAAGACCGGCGACGAATTCCGTCTGAAGGGTCAAGACCAGCTGCTGCGCTACATCATGCTGGCGACTTCATACGATGGTCGCATGTCGACGATCGCGACGGAAACTTCTGTTCGTGTTGTTTGCATGAACACGTTCCGCTTCGCAGTCGGCGAGAACGGCGAGAAGGCGGACATCCGCATTCCGCACCACACTGTGTTCGATGCTGAAACTGTGAAGAAGCAGCTGAACATCGGTAGCGAAGAGTGGACCCGCTACATCGAAGAAAGCGAAGCGCTGTCTGATCGCAAGGTCGGCAAGAAGGAAATCGTCGAATTCTTTGTCGATCTGTTCTACGACACCGAAGACGAAGGCTTCAACGTCGAGGACAACAAGGTGCAGCGTCGCATCGCTACGATGGTTGACATCTTCCACAATGGTGTCGGTCAGGATACGGTCAGCGCACGCGGTACAGCATGGGGTCTGGTCAATGCAGTGTCCCGGTTCACGGATCACGAACGCAAGACACGCACGATCGACAACCGCATGAACAGTGCTTGGTTCGGCGATGGCAATCGCATGAAGCAGAAAGCGCATAACATGGCACTGAAGCTGGTCGCCTAATCACAACGGACTACAACGGGGCAGGGACGCCCCACAACCTTAGAGGACACGAACATGCCGACATATTTAATTAACTTGGACACCCTGCAGGTCAAGGCGCGTTTTGCGACACGTGCAGCCGCCGGCAACATGGCGCGGCGCATGAAGTTCAACTGGTACATCGCAGACGCTAACCGCGACGACCTGAACCCGCTGACCATCGGACAGATTGTCGCACTGTATAACAACCTGTGCGAATCTGACGAAAGCCATATCAGCGTCGACACAAACAAGGTGCAGGCGATCGCTATGCTGGCCGACAAGATGACGCGCACACAGTTCGTCGATCGTACGATTTCGATGAAGGCAACGAAGGACGTCGGCGCATTGGAAAAGGTTGCCGAAGTCAAGCCGCTGCGTCGCAATAGCCGGATCGGCAAAGTCGTCGCGGCGCTGGCTAACGGTGCTACAATAGAAGAACTTTGCAAAGTCGCTGACTACCCTGATCCGAAGCGTTTCTGGCGTGATCACAATCTGGTTCGCAAGGGGTACGGGCGTCAGTTCCGCGCAGGCAAATACTACCTTGTACTGCCGGCAGGAATGGACGCGCCGATATTCAGGGACTAACGAATTCGGGCGATGAACGCGTGCTAGTTAGGGGTGGGATCAGTTAAGTCTGATCCCTGCACGCAGCTACAGACGTGTAGCGCTATAACCCTATCCGCCCGATCTATTACAGGGGACAACATCGTGGCTAACCTTCCGACTGTGGGCAGTGCGCTATACGAAGCAATGCACAGGCGTTGCTTGCTGAACCTTAACGAACTGACAGGCAGCGATAATGGCGGGCACTGGCAGCTGTCAGCTGTACACGTCGGGTCGTGGGTGGTGTTTCCATACTTCTTCGGCGATGATCCGTACATCGTCGCCGGTCGGGTAAGCTGGGGGAGAAAGAATAACAAGCGAACAATAACAGACGTCGCGGCGTTTCCGTACGACGTCGAAGACGATAACATCGTGCACGCGAAGCAGCTGTGGGTCGAAGAAGATACTGGTGTCTACTTGTACGGTGACAATGTACAGTACGCATACGAAGCAGCTACTGCAGCGTCGGAGGATTTCACGATAAACGAATTCCGCATGGCGATCGCGACAGAAACCGGGATGCCGTTCGGACTGGTCGACGATGACAAGCTGGACTTCGATCACATCTGTGTCGCGGCGTCTACCGTGGACGACGGTCCGGGTATATTCAACTGCACGCTGGACAAGTTCGAGGACTGACACATGGAAGCGCTACATAAGAAAATAATCAAGGCTGTCGTGAACAACAAAGCAGAACATGACGCGTTGCGTTGCGTCCTGTTTTATCGCGTCGCAGACGACGGTCCGTCGCGGATGCAGGTCGTCAATAACGCCGTCGCTGTCGACATGCCATCGCCGTTCGATTTGCAGGGCATCTGTGTCCCGGCTGACAAGCTGCTGGCGGCGCTTAACAAGCGGGACGACGCACAGGTCAAGGCTACGGCGAAACGGCTTCAGGTGACGTCTAAGGGCTTCAAGGCATCGATCCCGCTGGTCCCGTCGATTAACTTCCCGCGACAGTTTCCTGAAGGCGAGAAGTACACACTCGAACACGGGTTGATCGATTCGCTGAAGATCGCCAGCGCGTTTTCTGCCGACAAGAAAAGCGGGCGGATCTGGATGCGCGGCGTCGTCATACGCAAGGGCTACATCTACGGCACCGACGGCATGACGATGGTGCGGATCTTCGAAGATGATCTGGATCCGGGGCTGGCGCTGGCGCTGCCCGATGCCGCCGTTCATGAACTGCTGCGAATCAATAAGCCGATCGAAGCGATCCGGGCGTCGGACAGTTCGGCGACGTTCAAAATAGGCGACGTATGGCTGCGCACGGCGCTGTATAACGCCGGCGACGTGCCTGACCTTGACAGGGTTGTCCCTGACTGCAGGGACGCTGCAGCGGTCCCTGACGGGCTTCTGAAGGCACTGGAAGATCTGACGCCGTTCTGTGAGAAGTCGTTCCCGTGTATCGAAATCGGCGGCGGTGTCGTCAGCGCGTACCACAACGAAAGCGGGGACGCTGACGCGTTCGTTCAGGTCAACGGCTTGCCGGAAGAAGATAGCCGATGGCGCGCGGATCTACTGGCGCGCGTGTTGCGCGTTGCGACACATCTTGACGTGAAGGCGTATCCGTCGGCGTCGGGTTTCACGAACAAGTCGAACATCGACGGGGCGATCATGGGCGTACGCGATCAATGAAGGGCGAACAGGGTATGCTGCTGTCGCGTGAAGATCTGGCAGCGAAGGTTCCCGACACAGGCTGGACGCCGCCGCAACAATTTCCCCGGCTGGATGCCGCGAAGGAAATCGCGATCGACGTCGAAACCAAGGACAAGCGACTGAAGCAGGACGGACCCGGCGACATACGCGGCGACGGCAAGATCGTCGGCATCGCGGTCGGCACCGACGACGGCGGGCGCTGGTACTTCCCCATGCGGCACGAATTCGGGCATCAAAACATGGACCCGGAAATGGTGCTTCGCTGGGCGCGCGAAGAACTGTCGCGTCCGCATCAACCGAAGATCGGCGCGAACCTGATGTACGACGTATCGATGCTGCGCGCTGACGGCGTGAACGTTGCCGGCGATCTGATCGACGTGCAAAGCGCGCAGGCATTGCTAGACGAAAACGCGTTTTCCTACGCGCTGGAAAAGCTGGCGCGTCAGTGGCTGAACGAAGGAAAGAAAGACAACGATCTGTATCACTGGCTGGCGGATACGTACGGCGGAAAGTTCACGCGTAAAGATCAGGCCGGGAATATTTATCGCGCACCGGTGCAGCTGGTCGGTCCGTACGCTGAAGGCGACGTCGATCTTCCGCTGCGCATCTGGCATCTGCAGCGACGCGAACTTGAAAAGCAGGAACTGCTGGAACTGTTTCAGCTGGAAACGGATCTGCTGCCGTTGCTGCTGGAAATGCGCTGGCACGGTGTCGCAGTCGACGTCGATCGCGCGGATGAAGTACGCGCAACGATGCGCGGGCAACAGGCGGAACTGCAGAAGAAGCTGAACAAGATGGCGGGCGCGCCGGTCGACGTATGGGCAGCAGAAACTATCGCGCGTGCATTCGATGCCGAAGGCATACACTACCCGCACACAGCGAAAACGAAGAAGCCGTCGTTCACGAAGGCGTGGCTGGAAAATCACGAAAGCGAACTTGCGCAGATGATCGTACAGGTCCGCAGTCTGGACAAGACGATCGGCACGTTCATCGACGGGCACATACTGGGCAGCGTGATCAATGGCCGCATACACGCGCAGTTCCATCCGTTACGCGGTGACGAAAACGGCACAGTGTCCGGGCGCTTCAGTTCATCGAACCCGAACCTGCAGAACATACCATCACGCGACAAGATTATCGGGCCGCTTATCCGTTCGCTGTTTATTCCAGATCCCGGCGATCCGTACTGGCGTCGCTATGACTACTCGCAGATCGAATATCGCTTGCTTTCACACTTCGCTGTCGGTCCCGGTGCAGACGAAGCGCGCGAACGTTATCGCAAGGATCCGAAGACAGATTATCACCAGATGACGCGCGAACTTATCCACGTGATAACTGCGATCATGCTGGACCGCAAGCCGACGAAGAACATTAACTTCGGGCTGTGCTACGGGATGGGCGTGCCAGCACTGGCTGCAAATCTTGGCATGACCGTGAAGGAAGCGACGCCGCTGTTCGAGGCGTACCACGAAGGCGTCCCGTTCGTGAAGAAGACGTACGACCTTGCAATCAGCACGGCAAAGAATCGCGGGTACGTGAAGACGGTACTCGGTCGGCGTCGGCGTTTCGATCTGTTCGAATCGGCGAACTTCATGGACAAGGCCGAACGCGACAAAATGAAACCGCTGCCGAAGGAAGACGCGATCAGGGAATACGGGTCGAACATCCAGCGCGCCGGCACACACGCGGCACTGAACGCGGTCCTGCAGGGATCGTCCGCTGACATGATGAAGAAAGCCATGCGTGACGCGCACAGGGCCGGCGTATTCGACGCGACAGGGATCCCCCTGATCACGGTCCACGACGAACTGAACTTCAGCGACAGCGGCACACAGGAAGCTGCAGAAGGTTTTCGGGAACTGGTCGACATCATGGAAAACTGCATACAGCTGAAGATCCCGGTCGTCGTGGACGGCGAGCGCGGGCCGAACTGGGGGACGATGGAAGATCTCTAAAATTTTTTTTCTAAAGGGGTTGACATTTATGCCGACAAACTGGATACTGTAGTCACTGAAGCACAACACACCACTGAGGACACGACAATGAACTTCGACAAAGACAAATTCAACTGGGACGGCATGTATCTGACCTACGAAGGCGAGCAGGGCGTGTATACGACCTACTACGGCGAGAACGGCGAGCGCTGCCATCCGACCCGCTTCGGTCTTCCGAAGGCTGCATTCATCGCACGCTTCAAGTACAACAGGGCGTGGAAGTCATGGGTCAATTTCATGGTGAAGAACTTCACCGTCGAAGAGTATCTGGGCGCGCTCGAACGGGATGAATCCCCGCTTAACATCATGATGGGGAAGGGCTATCTTGAACCCCACATGCGCAAGCAGTGCCGCGACGCTGGCTACCCGGCGACCGTCGAAGGCTGGCACGAAATGGTCGCGAACATCACCTACTAACCCACAGAAAGCCGGCCTTCGGGCCGGCTAACCCGTTGACTTTCGTGAAGATTAAAAAATAATTGAATTTTTTTGTTGCAAGGTGTTGACATTTATGCAGACGTTCGATAATCTATACCTACACTGAACGAACGCACTGAGGACACGACGATGAAAGAACTTACCATACACGGAACACGCGGTAGCCAAGACATCACGAAGGTCGTCCGCATCCGCAAGGAACGCGCACTGGGTGGATACATCGTCGAGTGGGGCACCGGTAGCAATAAGAAGATCGGAACCTACGCCGGCGGCAAGCTGACCACGATGCCGGGGACGCGCCTGATCACTGTACTGAACGACTGCTGGAACGACTAATAGAGGACACGATAATGAACGTAGGATACGACAAGGTCGAATACTGGGACGAACCATTGACGCCGGACACGGGCTGCAAGATCGAAGTCGTGTATGACGTGAACCATTACTTCCATACGGATTACGGACGCGACAGCGATCGACAGGTCTACAACGAAAAGGAATTCACGCGCGTGAAGTTCCGCATGACCGGGCCGACCGGTACGCACGAACTTGACGGCAGTTCCAGCCGCAAACGGGTACAAGCGCACTGGAATGGTTTTGTCGCAAACAACGGCGGCGTTGCTGGTAAGCTTTCGTCGATGCCGCGTAAACACTGGAAACGGACCTACTGGTGCTGACATGGGAAAAGAACGCTTAGTGTATAATGTGCCGCCGTCGTTCTTTGAAGAAGAACTGGAACGACGGCGGAAGATACGGAAGCAGGCGCTGCGGACGATCAGTGCGTACCACGAAAAGCGTCGCGCACTGGATGCCGGCAGTCCCGAAGCGGTGTATTATCTCGAACGCATCGTGCTGCTAATGGACTTCGTCAAGCGTATGCGCAGAAGTATCGCGCGCATCGAATCGAAGATGGTGTGACAATGTTACAGGAAAACAGCTACGCCGCCGACGTTCCGTTCTTCATCATCGAACGCCGGCGTCGATGTGAACTGATCGAAAAGGACTTCAAGGAAATTGCCGCGCTGGAAGTGCGGCTGCAGAAATTGCGCAAGCACGAAGTCTACCGCGACAGTCCGGCGTACGCGACACAAGTGCGCTGGATTCGAAAACGGCTTTCGATACTGTACGCGCGGACCGACGTGCTTGCTAAAGGGATCGTGCATCTAAGTGAACGTATCGCGGAGCAGTAACTGCTGGTCGTGTGTCGCGTTTCGATACGAAGACGGCGAATACTTTTGCGCGGACGGGCGCACCGGGTTTCCGAACCGGTGCGCGGTGTTTGAATATGAACCGGGGAGTGATTGGAAGGAGCGACTACACGCGAAAGAAGCGGGGGAGAACGAAACGTGAACAACAGAACTACGCAGGAGTACAAAAAGAAGGTACTGCAGCGTCTAACAGAACTGCCGACGAATGAAGATAAGAAGTCATACTTGCGCGGTGCGATACGCGTTGAAGCGTGCTTCGGGAATGCAGAGTGTACCGCGTTTCTGATTGCACAGATGAAAAAGATAGAAGGGTGATAACATGCGGCCAGTATGCGGAATATGCAATGTCGAAATGCAGTGCGAGAAAACGGGCGCGCACTGGGTAACGTACTCGAAGCGCGACGAACCGTACCAGATTTACAGGTGCGACAAGTTCATCTGCCCAAAGTGCAAGGCGCAGGTATTAGTCGGATTCGGTAACAGTCCTGTCAAGGAACACTATCAGGACGGGTTCGAAAGTTATCTTGAAGAGATCGGCAACGATAAAAACGAAGTGGTGCATCATGAAGGCGCTTAGTAATATTTTTATCGCGTGTTTATTGTTTGCAGGCTGGTGCGACACTGAAGCGGCACGACTTAACAGTGAACGGTATTATCAGACGAACTGGTGCGCAGGACACGGCACGGACAGCGTGACGGAATACAGGTTACGCGATGCGACACGCGTTGATTGCATGGCACAGATCGACGGCGTGTTCTACGCGATAGAATTCGACTTCGCCGACAAGTGGGCGGAAGCGATAGGTCAGGCGTTGTACTATGCACGCATGACAAAGAGAAAACCTGCAGTCGTATTGATTGTCGAAGACTTCGAACGCGACATGAAATACATTAACAGGTTCACGTATGCGACATTCGGTACAGAGATACGCCTGTTTTTGACGCGTTAGCGTCGGAGAGAGAAAGCAGGGGAACAAAGTGACAAGGATAAGGTGGACGGGAATGGATACAAAACGCATATTGAAATTTCTTCTCTTAATGGCAGTCCTGATTTTTATCGGGGCGTCTGTTTTCGAGTGGATAAACAATCTGCAGACGACGTTCGTCGATCACGTGAACCGTGGCTGAATCGTCGCTGTGGGCGTACATGCGCGACAACCTGTCGCGTAAGGGCGAACACTGGATACGGTTAGAAAACGCCGTAGACGAAGGCACGCCCGACGTGAACGGCTGTTTCGATTCGAACGAAGTGTGGATCGAACTAAAGGCGCTGCATGAATGGCCGAAGCGCGCGTCTACGCCTGTGCGGTTAAATCACTTCAAGGACTGCCAGCGTCAGTGGTTAGTTAACCGCTGGCTGTCTGGCGGTAATGCGTGGCTGTTTGTTCGTGTCGCGCGTGAATACTTTTTGTTCAGTGCACCAGTAGCACTAAAGGTCGATACACTTACGCGACAGCACTGGTATGATGTAAGCAGGGCGCATTATAAAACGCGCATAGACTGGCAACACTTTAGGGGTGCTTTATGCAGATCAAGCTAACAACAGGCGAGAAGATCATGATCGGGCGGCGTCGTGAAGACATGACGCAGGACGACTTCGCCAAGTCGCACAACGTGACACAGACACTTGTGTCGCGCTGGGAAAGTGACGTGATCGAACCGCCGAAACAAGTAGCGCGACAGTTTCGCTACGTGCGCAACCTGAAAGCCGGCGAGCGCGCGACGATTCTTCGCCGACGCATCAACCTGTCTATGGAAAAGGCGGCGAAAGAGTTTCGCTGTTCACGCTACCACGTCATCAAGATGGAACACGGGCGCGCAAACGCTGACGACTACCTGAAGTTTATCGAAGCCAAGGCTGCACAACGTGCAGCCGGCTGAAGAACGCGCGCTGGCGCAGCTGGAAGAACGATACAGCGGTTTTCCTAACGCGTACGGGGCGACATACTGGATCGGGCGCGAAGTGCACTTCGGCGATCTTACGCTGGCACCGGAGACAGTACAGGCGGCGGCGCTGCCTGTGTATCTTGCAACGGGGCACGTCGTGATCGCTGGCATCGGTAACGGCTACCTGACGGCGTCGATCGCGGAGAAGCCGGACGTCAAGTCGGTGAACGTGGTCGAAAAGGATCGCGCAAAAATAGACGCGTTCAATACCACGTATTCCAAGTTCGACGGATTCGGCAAGGTGCAGATCTTCGAGGAACAGCCGCGCGACACAATCCGGGGCGCGTTCTGCGATCTGATGTATGTCGCAAACGACGGCTTGTTGCTGAATGATCGGCTGATACATGACATCGAGGTTTACACCAGCGAAAACACGATCAAGGAAATCATGTTCTTCGGGCTGGAACACGCGATCCTGTCAGCGCTGCAGCTGGACATGATTGGAATGCACGACGTACCGGACCTGCTGAAGCTGCACTTCATTCGCTGGCTTCTGACGCCCGCTAAAGCGCTGTATCCGCCGCGCGACGCGCACCCGGACGCCGAATACCTGTCTGCCCTGCTGAACGCTGTAGCGGAGTCTGGCGCGTCCTCACTGGTCGATGTTATACTGTAGACACTATCCGGCAGCTGGATCCCCGGAAGGTTTCGGAGTCGTGTCCTCGCCTTCTGCCAGTCGCCGGATTTTTTTCGCTAAAGGGGTTGACATTTATGCCGATACCCCATATAGTGAAGACACACTGAAGCAAAACTACAGAACTGAGGACACGAACATGGACCTGATCAACAAATTCGCAGCTGACCACAACCTTGACGCCGACGCCGTCGCCGATCTGGTTGACTTCATCACCAGCCGCGTAGACGCCGACACCATCGCGCAGCATCCTGAAGTCGTCGTCGCATCCGCTACCCGCGCATGGATCGCCAGCAAAGAAGCGCTGGCCGCTGAAGCGCTGGCCGACATCGACGGCTTCGCCGAATCACTGGACCGCATCTAAGGGGACACGACTATGAACGCATACGACGTTATATCACGGGATCTGGGCGTACACGTTATCCGCCATCCGTCAGGCCGCTGGGGCTTCGTGGGCACGCTGCCGGCAGCGCTGGGATACCCGGCACAGCCGACGACTTCCGACATCATGGGCGGGCGCGTCTGGCACGATGCGCAGGGCAACGCCTACACGATGAAGTTTCCGACCTTCGACAGCGAAATGGACGCCCGGAATCACGCCGAAGGCAAGGGTGTCGGCATCGCTAACTGATTGACTTTTATGCAGAAATAAAAATAATAAAAAAATCTGCAAAAAGTGGTTGACATTTATGCGGGCAAGTCGTAATCTGTAGTTACTGAAGCAGCAAACACCACGACAAAAGGACACGACAATGAACTTCAACACCTACATCGACACCTTCATCGACGAAAAAGGCTTGAACCGCGACTATACCTTCGAGGTCGAAGGCACAAGCGGCACGAACTGGATCCCCCTCGAAGTCGTCGTCGAGCACATGAAGATCGCGCCGAAGCACGAACAGGCACAGATCAAGACCATGATCGTCAAAATCGATTTCATGAACGGCAACGTGATGCACTTCTTCAACCATCTTGCCAAGGCGATCGCCAAGTAAGCAGCCACAGCGCCGGCCTTCGGGCCGGCAAGGATAGAGGACACGACAATGAACGTACTGGAAAACAAAGCGCTGGCATGGATCCTTGACAGGGCGAAGGTCGAAGAACGCAAGGGCGAAACGATCTGGTCTTTCAAGGGCAACATCACGCCGCGCCATGCTGCCGATCTGCGCAAGCTTCTGAAGGAAGCCGACGCCCGCCGGTCCGACGGCAAGACTTCCACGAAGTACGGGGTCACGCTGGAAAACACCGAAGAAGTCAGCGACAGCGTCGTGATCGTTTTCGGCAATTACACAAGCAGCCGCCGCACGGTACGCGTGCAGCGCATCCGCTACACTGACTAATAGAGGACACGAACATGCACGAAACAAACGGCGAAATTCTGCAGTTTATCGATGATCTTGGCTTCAATAGCGACCACGTCACCGGCTGGGATGCTGTACAAAGTGGCGCGCACGAAGGCGGCGTAGATGCCGACGCGTACTACATCATCTTGTGGCGCGGCGCAGCGACGCGCGGCGACAGGGTTATCGTTCACCGCGTCGACTTCCGCACGTATTCAGACGCGCGTGATTTAATCGGGAACATATAATGGCGCGCGTCAATAAGACATACGTCAGGCTTGTCGCGCAGGCATTGTTCGAAGCCGACCCGTACATGGGACGTGACCGCGTCAGCCTGTGCGCAGCGAAGGCGATCCGCTGGGCATACTCGTCGACGCAATACGTGCGGACGATGGAATTCAGGGTCGCCGTCTGCGACTTCTACGAAGCGCTGTCATTCATGGGGAAAAAGCCGTGACCATACGCGCGGAAAATCTGGCGACCGGCGAACGCATACACTTCGACGAAGTGCATCTGGCGACCGGCATTGATTCGGCAGCGTGGGCGGTTCTTGCCGCCTACCTGCTGAAGAACGACGAAGCGTTGTCCCATGCGTTGCGACATGGAATGCGAACGGAACCGCGCACGATCGTGATGGAACACATCGACCTGTTCACACTGGACGAAAAATCTATCGCGTGCGGCGACTGGCGCGCGATGCTCAACAGCGAGACATCGAAATGCAAACAGAAATAACAGAACTGGAATTTCAGGGCGTGCCGATGACTGTCGAATACACGTACCATCCGGGGACGCATGGCGCACGCGACAGATTCGGCGTACCGCTTGAACCGGATGAACCGGCAACGATAGAGATCAGCGACGTACGCGTCGCAGACGTCGACGTGTGGACGTTGATCGAAGACGACGTCGAGAAGATCGAAGACTTGATCATGCAGCAGAAGGAAAGCGAATACGATGAACACTGAACGCGCGCGCGAACTGTTGAAGATGCCGAACTGGGCCGGCGAACTAACGGACGCCGAACGGGGCTTCGTGCAAATGCTGTGGAACCGGATGCCGGGGTACACGTGTATGCACGACGCGTTAACCGCGATCGCATACGGACGCGATAAATACTGGGACGCGATCGCGCTGTTCCCTGTCATGTCGCGCGTTATTTACAACGGCGTAGTGCGTGGCGTTATTTGCGACATTAGCGGACCGGACGAAGACGACGGCAAGGGACCGGTGTATTTCCTGCGACTGGAAAACGGCAACCCGTGCTACGCGCGCAACGAACAACTTGAAAAGGACCGAGGCCAATGAGTATCGAAGATCAAAAAGACGAGCGCAACCGCATCGCTATGATTGAGTGCATCAAGCGACTACAGACGGATATGAAAAACCTGCAGGCGCATCTTGAAGCACAGCGCCATCGTGAAGAAGGCAACCTGCGCATGTACCTGACAGCGGCACAGCTGCGACAGGCGCTGGACTATGTCGCAAACGAAGACGAACCGCAGCAGGAACGCGACACCGACGTGGCAATCGAACGCAGGGAAGACGGCACCGTGTACTGCTGGCTGGAAGAGTACCCGGAAGAAGGGAGTGTGAATTTAATATGACAATAGAAACACGCAACGCGATAATAAAATCAGCGCGCCTGACGAAAGAAGATCACGGGTGCCTTACTGTGTGGCTGGATCTTGACTACGGCGGCAGCGGTCAGGGTTTCGGCGGGCATAACCTGTACAACCCGAAGCGAACGCCGGAAGAACTGGCGCGCGGCGGCGCGTACTGCGGGCACTTTATCTGGCGCGTGTTAGAGATCGCAGGCGTCGAAAGATGGGACGACTTACCCGGCAAGACGGTACGCGTTACCGGCGGGCACGGGCACATCGAAGCGATCGGGCACATCATCAAGGATGACTGGTTTTGTCCGCGTGAGGACTTCGCGACATGAGTGACGAACTACTGGAACAGCTGAAGAAAACTATCGCGTCAATAACGCCGGAACAGTTAGCGGAGATCTTCGCCGCGTATGATTCGAGCGAGCAGGCGCGCTTCTACAATCATCTGGCAGACGTTTCGACGCCATGGCTAACAACGCAGCTGCAGTACATCACGGACGAAGACGGGCTGACGCTGGCCGGCAGGCGCTGCATGATGTACATCGGCGACTACTCACACTGGGGGCTTGTGCCGTCGCACTACGAACTATTCGGCAACGATGAAGAGTAAAGAACACGGCTATGAAATCATCACGTCGAACAGGCGCTACTGGATCGTCCGCGTGTACTCCGGGAAGTTAGCGTTCGAACACAAGTTCAGCCGGCGGTCGTCAACGTTTCGCGACGTATGCGAATGGATCTTCGATCATGGCGCTGTGATCTTTACCGGGGCGCTGCCTGACACCGACGCGATGGCGCTTGAAATGTCCGCCGATTGCGACATGCAGGACCGCGCGATGCTTTCTGCCGTGGGCGTCTATGTTCTGCAACGTGCCGCGCGTCTGGGTTATGAACGCGTGAAGTACGAACAGCTGCGCGAAGCTGTAACGTCATACGTTACAGGGGACGCGATCCGTCGCGCGATGGACGTCGGCGTCAAGCTGGGCATCTACGTCAAGGTCGGGCCGGACGCGTGGCGACTGAAACGCGACAACCAGCTGGGGCGCAGGGTCGATCACGATCCGCTGTTTCCGGGGGCAGGGGCATGACAGGGACACAGTTCGAATTCGTATCCACGATCGACGACGAAGAAGATCTGGAAGAAGAACGCGTCCTGCATTACGTGCACGCAGTTACGACAAACGCGTTCGACGATGTGCAGCTGTTTCGTTATCGCGTCGATGCGATTCACTACGCGATGGATTTTGTATCGGCTGCAACCGGGGCGGCGTGCATGTTGCCGTACCGTGAATATTCTATCGCGTACAACAGCGCGAAGGCTGTGATGATCCGCAGTTCGGATACGCAGAACAATCTATGCGCGCGTGTGCGACTGACGCGAATTCGTCGCGATAAGTGCGTGCCGCGAATAAGGGGCGAGTGATGGGGATTTCATGCTACTGCGACGACGACTATGACTGGTTTTTTCAGGTCGAAGAACCGGAACGTGTCGCAATGACCGACTTTCGGTGCTACGGCTGCAGCGAGCACAAGCCGGCAGGCGAACGCGTGCGGCGGCTGTGGAAGTACCACATGGAAACGGAAGAAGAACTGGTCAAGGATGGCGACGACCCGGACGACTGGTACACGGACGAAGAAGAAGTCGAAGTGATCGACGGCTGCGAAAGACTTTGCGAAACCTGCAGCGGGTTGTATGATTCTCTAATCGCGCTGGGTTTTTGCCTGACAGCCGACAACGGCTTCATAAAAGACGCGCACGCGGTCTACGTCGAGGAATATCTACCGTATAACCACAGGGTGAAGAAATGACGATACTCGAACAGATGTGGCAGGACTTCCGCGCGAAGGCGTTCCCGGATGTGCCGGCGGACGACCTGATGGAAGCGGAACGCGGGTCGTTCATGGCGGGCGTTACGGCGTCGGTGTCGTACCAGACGAAAGCAAGGGACGCAGATCTGGCGCTGGGGCGTCTGGGGGAGCTTGTGAAGGCGATACAGGATCAGTCCGACATAGACGTCGAACTGGTGCGGAAACTGCGGGAGAACGCCGCAGGGAAGGTCGAGTGCTACGACGGCAGCTTCGAGCTATGAAGGTTCGCCGGGTGGTCTTCTGCGGGGATCCGTTCGGCTATGGGAACCTGTACTGGTGCGGGTGCGTGAAGACGGTCTTCGGCTACCTGCACCGGTGCAAAAAACACCGGTAAATTTTTTTCTAAAGGTGTTGACATTTATGCCGATAAGCGTATTATAGAAATTAAGCAAGACACCACGACATAGAGGACACGACCATGATCAACGCCATAATCGCAATCGCCAGCTGCCTTCCGCTTATCATCACTTTTGTGGTCCGCACGGAACTTACCCGCGACGCGCTCGTCATCGTCGAGGCCGACGGCAAGGAAGTCTACAGCTGCCATGCCTACGGTCACAGCTTCACCATCGCGAAAAAAATTTTCTAAAGGGGTTGACATTTATGCGGGGCGGGGTTAATCTGTAATCACACTGAACGAACACACCACTGAGGACACGACAATGAAACCAATGAACTACGAATTCGTCATCGCTTACAACGCCTTCATCGCTGGCGTCAAGGAAATGATCGAAGCCGACTATGAGAAGAACAACTTCCCCGTCGAGCTTCGCGAGGAAATCGACGCCGAAATCGGTCGCAAGTACATGAAAGTCATCAAGAAGGGACCGGGCAGCTGCTACGTCTACGCCTTCATCGACAAAGTGACCGGCGACATCTACAAGCCGGCCAGCTGGAAGGCACCGGCGAAGCACGCACGCGGCAACGTCTTCGCAGCGGATCACGGACTTTCCTGCGCTGGCGTCTACACCATCGCCTACATGCGGTAAAAATGTGTCGCAGGGGGTTGACATTTATGCCAGCCCCCTGCATACTGTAACCACACTGAACGAACACACCGAGGACACGACAATGATCAAATGGCACATTGAAAGCCACGACAGCTGCGGTCCTAGCTGGAAGAAGTGCTACCGGCATCGCAACTACGAAAGCGCCGACAAGCGCTTCTACATCACAAAGCGCTACGAGCGCGGCAATGGCTACGACAGGGCCGGCTTCCACTGGGTGCTGATCGATCGGTCGACCAAGGACCAGAACGGTCGCTACCGCGTTCTGGAAGGCGCAGGATCCTGCAAGCAGGCGAAGCAATGGGCCGAAGAAATTCTTCAAGGGGCATAACAATCATGAACAGACAACGGAACGACTTTATCCGCGATCTGATCGCCGACATCCGCTTCTGCGACAGGTGCATCGCGAAGGGCGTGCACGTGGACGACAACACGCGCTACAGGGCGCGCTGCGTGCGCGATCTGCAGACGCTGCTGCCGAAGCGGCACACGTTCAGCTTCAACCAGTACGGCTACCCGAACGCCGTCGCAATGTCTAGGGGGATCGTATGAACATTGAAACCGCACTGGGGATCGCTCACAGGGTCTATGCGACGCAGACGACTGCGGACGGGCTTCCCTATATGTTCCACGTCATGCGCGTCGCTGACGCCTTCAGGGACGACGACAGGGCGTGTATAGTGGCATTGCTACGCTATGCGGTGCGCGATGGGGATCTGACCCTGCAGGACATGATCGACAACGGCGCGACCGTGGAGCAGGCCGAAGCGCTGCGCGCGGCGGTGCCGGAAGCCGGGGAAGATTTCGACGCGTGGCTGGAACGCGCCAAGTTTAACGCGACAGCGCGCGAAGTGCTGGCGCAGACGTTCATCGACAAGCTGCGCGTGTACAAGGGGCAGACATCTGTCGAACTGGAACGCGTCGCGCAGGCACTGCGCAAGCTGGACAAAAAGCAGACAATCTACGGGGGATAGTACGTGCACACAACCGCGAAAGAGATCGACATGTTCCGTCGTACGATGACGGCATTCCGTGAAATGCCGGGGGAGTACATGAACCTATTGCACGCGACGCGGCAGTCGACAAATGAAGTCGGCGACTATTTCGAAATTACAGACGAACCTGTGGCGCATCACTGGGCGCAAACCATGGGCGAACGATCACTGCGGGCGAAGATGTTTATCGTCGATCTGTATAACGTGCCGGACAGTCACGGCTATGACCCGCAGAAAAATCTTCCGCTGCAGCGTTTGCCGTTTCCAGATTGTGTGTTCTTCTACGATATTGACATAAGCGACGGGGATACTGTGCACGCACAGGTCGCAACCTGCGCGCTGCATTGCATCGAAGACGAAGACAACGAATATACGATGATGATCCCGTACCTGCGCTGGAATGATCAGCCGCTGTTCGTGCCGTTCATGACTGCGGGGATATTGAAATGGGGAATCGATACAATTGTCGATGACAGCGGCCTTGAAGAACGTCGCTTGATTTCGTTTGCCGGCGGTTTTGACATCAAGCCGGACTTCAAAGACGAAGCATTAAACATGTGCGATAGCGGCGCGACAATATTAATGGACATACTGACGCTGATTAACGCGATAAACGTCGACATTGAACTGGTGACGCCGTCGCGACTGAAGCAGATGCGCGCGAAGAAGAAAGGCATCGCGCTGGAACAGTACCATACGATCAAGCTGCCACAGCATAACGACAAGCGCTACATCGAACACATAGGGACACACGCATCGCCGGCGATGCACGTGCGGCGCGGGCACTACCGCCGGCTGCATCGCGGCACGGACAAGCAGCGCGACGTGTACGTGCATCCGTGTATCGTCGGTGCGCGGGAAAACGGGATTATCAAATCAGACTACAAGGTGGACGAATGAAGGAAGTTTTCATGCTGTACGTGTCGAAGGATGCGACAGACGACGTCGGTGAAGAACACTACCCGCACGAATGCTATCCGACCATGGGCGCGGCGACTGCCGCGCGCGAACTGCTGCTGAACGCAAAGGCGGCGACGTTAAATTCCATGCGCGACAAAATTCACGATCCGGTGAAGGACGGCATCCGGCGACCCGGTGAAAACTATTATCGCGTGTCGCAATCTACGACATGTATCACCGACCCGGACGACGTCGCTGTGTTCGTCTGTCAGGTCCGCAGGGTGCCGTTTTACGGAACCGGATCCCGACGCACTGCCGGCAGGCGACAAACGACAGGGCGCTTCCAGACGCGGCCAGAACTCGAAGACCGCGTGCTGTTCTACTACTACCGCACAGATATGTCGATCGGTCAGATCTCGCGCAATTGCCAAGTGTCACACGCGGTTGTGTCGCGTATCATCGACGCAAAGGGCGGAGAGTACATGCAGGGGATGCGCGATGAAAAAGCTAACGCGTAAAAACTTGTCGCGTTACAACTGAACAGGGGATGCAAACATGACACTGGAACTAGCGAATAAATATCGAAACATGATCGCCGTGCTACCGGATGACAATGACGAACATCCGATCGAACATGCAATGGGCGAAATCATGCACCAGATACACGACGACGAAAACGCGTTGATCAAGTCGCAGGAAGTCGGCGAGTGGGGCGCGAACGTTGTCGTCGTTATGCGCGACCTGTCGGTGCTTGTAATTAACGTTAACGCGACGGGCGACGCGAACATGAAGGTCGGCACGATAAGCAGTGACGTACTCGCCGAAGCGTTCGCGAAGTGGCTGGTAAAGGACTTCGTGAAGGAACATCATGAAGAGTAGAAAAATAATTTTTTTAATTTTTTTGGTCGTTGTTTTATATGCAATTTCTGTTTACGCTATGATCAAATTGACGGCGTAGACGTGCATTTCGTCCTATAAAAATAGGTGTCAAGTGTTTTTTCGCGTCTTATAAGTCAACGGCTTAGATCACGAAATGCTATAAAAATAGGGGTTTCGTGCGATTTCGCAAAAGTGCGTTTGTTATAATGTAATTGTAGCGTATCAATGACGCTGCAGTTCATTAACAGCTAGAGGACACGAAGATGCGAGACACGCAACGCAAGAAAGTGTACACATGGGAAAACCACACGCTGTGCATTTACGACTACCCGACCATCGAAATGCGATCTGTCAAGACGCTGGTGAAAAAGATTTCGAAACGTTACGGAATCATTACACCGGACGTCGGTCACGGACAGGGAGCGCGACGCGCGTTCTATGACCATAGCCACAAGGTCGTCTTTCCAAGATGGGCGCGGTCGGTCCCTGTAGTCTGTCACGAAATGGCACACGCTATCGTGAACGGTGTCTACTTCAAGGGCAGCGCAGGACATGGCCGGGAGTTTGTCCGGGTCTACATTGACCTGCTGCACTGGGCCAAAGTCGCGGAAGATGCGGCACTTGTCAGGACGGCACGGGACTACGGACTGGACTTCTGTGCACCGGGTAACGTGACACCGCGCGCACTAAAGAAGCGTTAAAGGAAATCGTCGCGGCGGCGCTATGTGATCATGGGAGACTGTGACGCACAGTGCCGCCGCATCGTTGCATGGATCGCCTGTCTACTGGCGTTCTATTACGGCTTTATGGCCGGCTGCATGGCGACACAAATTATTGAACTTTTTTCTTGACGCAGTTTTTTGACGTGGCATAATTGTCACGTGTTAGAAATTTAGAAATCAGGGGATGAACGCAAAGGAATTCGTGTGGCGCTGTTTGCGCGCTGCGTTGATAGCCGTCGCTGCATTTATGCTGGCCGCTGCGATGGTGTTGCGTTTACTCAAACATGCGGGGATTACGTAATGGAATGCGGGTCAGCTTTTTTTGTTGGCGGAACCTTCGGCGTGATCATCGGCGCGTCTATCGCGTTCGTCATGGCCGGGAAGAAAGAGAAGCAGCTGCGACAAAGCATCGCGCGCAGTGAAGACGAAATCAAGGCGGCGTGCAGGCAGCTGAATAAGAACGCCGACGAACTGGAACGACTACACAGTCGCATGGACAAGGCACGCAGCGCACTGACCAGTACAAGCGCAGCAGAACCCGCACCGCATGGCGCGGCACCGGGGGATCTGCACTAATGTCTGACGACATCAAGGTTAGCGTGCCGTGGGGCGCGTGGGATTTATCCGGGCACTGGTATCCGAACCTGTGGCTGAAGATGCCGCCGGAAGAACAACTGGAACAGAACATACAGAACGGACACATCGATGCGAAAAGCAAGCAAGGGCGACGCGCGATTGCGACGTGGGGAAGATCATCCGAACGCTATACTGGACAACGAAACCGTCGAAGCGATTCGTGAAGATCTTGTCGAGTACGCACGACTGCGGGAATTGATCGCGCAGTACACGTACCCGGCAATCGGCAAACGCTACGGAATCAGCGCGAAGCGCGTCGGCGACATTGCACGGCTTGACGCGTGGGCGCACTTACCATGGCCCGACTATGAACGGGCACAACTGAAAGGGGACTAGCATGTCAATCAGGCGAGTGAACAAACCGATGTACGTTACGGACGACGGCGAAGAGTTTACGAAGCAGGCTGAAGCGATGGCACATCAGGCGAAGCTTGACGTGAAAAAGGAACTCGACGTGTTCCTGTCTGCGAACTACGCGAACGCGAAGGATCGCCAGATTACCAGCGTCACGAACCTGATCAATCGCTGGGAAGTGTTCAAGGCCGAAAACCGTGCAGCACGAACCGAAGCTGCAGCTGAAGACTGAAGCGCCGTCGATGATCAGCCGGCTGCTGTCGCGGTTTGTTGTCTGGCTAATGCGCAAGGACTTGCGCCGGCTGGCGGATGCGTATCCGCAAACCGTGCAGCAGCTGATCGACTATCATGATCGGGTTTCGATCATGGCAATCAACTACAACGAGACAGGGGAAACGAATCACAGGATCCTGAGCATCGCAACACGCAGCGCGTACCTGCTGGAACAGCTGGAACGCCAGCGCAGCGACTGCGAACATTTGATCAGGAAACAGCGACAGGGTCTGGAAATCTGTCGCAAACAACGCAACGAAGCGAAGCACACGCTGCAGCAGATACAGCACAAACTGAGGACACGAACATGATGACACTGCGAGAAACACTGCAACAGATCGACGAATACGATGCGCTGCATACGGTCGAAGAGTACCAGCGCAGCATCATAGGGGAACTGTTAAGCGTCGGACTTTCGTTCGATCTGGAAGACGCCACACTTGAAGACAAGTTCACCACAATGATACAGCGCGACGTCGGTATCCTGTCGCAGCTGTCGATCGGCAAGTGGGGCGGCTACTACGACCCGAACAACGTCGAGCACGTCAGGCAGCTGGCGGAATGGGCGATCGATCACAAGGACGCTGAAATGGGCTACAACGGACAGACGATCGTCAGTGTTGTCCGCTATGAAAGTCATGTCGCGCAGATCAGGGTGAAGGTCGAAGCGCGTGTCGAAGTCGATCTGCCACTGGAATACATCGGCGTGCTTGTCGGGCTGGGCCGGCTGCAGATAACGACGTCCAGCGTATCCTGCGCGGCGTAAAGTCATCGCGTCGGCGGGAATTCGTTAACGTATCTGCGTTCGAATTGCCCGACCCGCCGGCGCATCTATAACGGGTGAATTATGGCGGTACGTGATACAAGCATTCAGGCATACAACGACCTTGTTGAGTCAGGCAAGGGCAGCACGCAGCGCGCGGAAGTGCTGAAGCTGATCGTGTCGGGCCGGCAGTACGACTACACGCGACAGGAATTGTCGCACTTGCTGGCAATGCCGATCAACGCGGTCTGCGGTCGTGTCAATGAACTGGTAAAAGCGAACATGATCATCGAAGACCACAAAAAGATCTGTCCTCACACAAGGAACGAAGTATGGGCACTACGGTCGAGAACATAGAATTTTTGCCGTGTCCATTCTGCGGCACGGATCCGCGCGTGCACGTGAAGGGTAGCATGATCGACATCGATTGCGACGGGTGCGGCGCTGGCATGTCCATGCAGAAGTCTGACGAACTGACACTGACCGGTCGCGAAACGTGGAACCCTGATACGTTCCGCTACGGCACGATCGAAGAAGCGCGTGTGCTCACTGTGATCGCTACGCGATGGAATTGTCGTGTCTAGGTTATTGCGCATACTGCGACCGGAGTATACCGGGAACTATCGACCAGCCGAAGAATGGTGGACGCTGCCGACGTACAAGGTCGAAGACATAACGGAACCGTCTACACCGTACAAGGTCACGCGCGACTACGAAGTAAGCGTCAGATGGAAGCGTACATTCACATGCGCGGAAGGCGATCTGGATCTTGCCATGCGCGACGTATACCGGGATCTGAATCATGCCGTCTATTCCGATGCACAGCTGATCCTTCGGCGTCTGGAAATGGCGTACGCGGAACGCAACCGCGACAAGTTTGAATCTGCACTACGTGATATGAGAACGGAGTTACACGAATATGACAAATAAGTCGACGATAATGTTACCGCCAGAATCGCAGGGCGAAACAGAAGATCTTCATCCGCAGAGTATGCAGGAATCTTTGTGGTACGAAGAAATGTATGAATGTCCGATCGACGCTGATCACGGCATCGTCAGCGACGGGAAGCGTTTGTACTGTACACAATGCGGCGTGTACTGGTTGTACTCACAAGTCGCGAAAACAAACCAGATGCAGGGGAACAACTAATGCGGAACATAATATCTTTAAGCGCTGGCGTCGGTCTTGTTTCAATACTGGCGTTGTTCTTTGTGTTCGGACTGACCGACATCGATCCGGGTGAAACCGGTTTGAAAGTGAAGAAGATCGGCATCGGGCAGGGAATGCAGGACGACACACTGGACACCGGTCTGCACTGGATCAATCCGGTCACGTACGATGTGCCGATCTACGATGTACGCTTTCGCCAGTACGTGCTGAAAGACGTCGAGACACAAACGAAAGACGGTCAGCCGGTACTGATCGACGTGTCGCTGGAAATGGGACTGCAGCCTGATCGCGTGCCGTGGATCCACGAAAACATCGGGCCGGACTACTGGGAAGAAGTCGTGTTCCCTGCACTGCGCAGCGCGATACGCGACAAGGTGCCGTCGAAGCTGTCGGATGAAATCTACACCAGCGAAGGGCGTGAAGGCGTACAGCAGGCGATTCAAACCATACTCGACAACAAGCTGAAGGAACGCGGCTTCCTGATTACCGTCAACCTGCGCGACATCGATTTCACGAATGCGCAGTTCGTTGCGACACTGGAAGAAAAAGCCATGGCCGCGCAGAAGGTGATCATCGAAGAACGCAAGGCGGAAGCGGCGGAGAATACCGCCGTCAAGATCGCGAACATCGCCGAAGGCGAGAAACAGAAGCGCATCAAGGAAGCCGAAGCAGAACGCGAGAAACGCCGGCTGGAAGGTGAAGGCGAACGACTGAAGCAGGAAGAAATCGCGAAGGGCATTCTGGCGGTGAAGTCTGCAGAAGCCGAAGGCGCGCGTCTGTTGACGAACGCGTACACAGGACCGGGCGCGCAGTACGTCGCCGCGATCGAATGGGCGCAGAACCTTGGACCGAACGTCAAGGTCTACGGCGTGCCGACAGGTGCACCGGGAACGAATTCACTTATGGATCTGAACGGCGTACTCGAAAACGCGTTCAAGATCTCGCGCTAGGGGATGCCGTCATGATGCGATACGTCGGTGCAGCAGTGATCATTGTTCTGGCAGTGATCATGCTATTCCCGTTGATCAAGATCGCGGGGCGTCACTTGTTCGGCTGGTTCAAGGAAGCCGAAGCGGAAGCGGATGCCGGTGTCGCAAAAGACGACGCCAGCGTACGCGACAAGTTCAGAAGGGGGAAGCCATGAAATACAAATTCCCGAAGGTCGATGACGTTTGATTGGAAAGCGGATAACCCGGATCGACTGGAAGCGCACCAGTACCCGGTCGACGACGTGAACGTTCGCGCAGCATTCAAGAACGGACACGGCGTCGCATTCTATTCGCTATCGGTCGATAAAAGCGTCGCGTTTTGTCGCAATCAATTCCCCGACGCGGATGTGTACCATACCAGCCGCAACGGGGACGACATTATTCTGCTGGTGCCGAAGGGCACGCCGGCGGAGAACTTGCCGAATAAGGCGTGCAGTTATATCGCATTCAGGTGGAACACATGACCGAAGAAAGACAGGATAAGCCGTCGCTGGAAGTGACGATCTACCAGTACCTGCAGGACAGCGGGATACAACGCAATGCAGCGGGGCGCATGGCGCGACATCTGACGCGTAACATTCAGCGCGACATCGAACGACTGGAAGCGGACAACTTTATGCTGTCTGCCGGGCAGTGTGTCGTGGAAGGCGGGCTGCTGGACGCGCGCTGCCAGCTGGAAAAGGAACTTCGCGAACTGAAGGACAAGTTCAAAGCGGTTAACGATTCGCTGAAAGCGCAGAATGACGCTTACGACCGGCTCGCCATGCAAACGGCGAAGGAACGCGACCAGCATCGCGAACAGCTGGCGAAGTTCAAGGAAGAACTGCACAAGGCGCAGGAGTATGCCGCGCAACTGGAATCGCAGCTGCCGGGGGATCCGGGTCCGATCCCGATCGGTTACATGTCCGCGCTGCGCGATGTTTTGTCGCAACTGCATGGCAAGTGGAACGACGTCAACGAAACCGAACGCCCGCTGCGGCGTGTCCTGAAGCTGGAAGGGATAAAGGACGCGATCGATATTGTCGACGCGTTAAAGGTGCACATGAATGCAAGGAATAGTCGAACTTAGCGCGCGACAGGTTGAACTGCTGATCGTGCTGGCGGAAGAGTGCGCCGAAGTGCAGCAGGCAATATCGAAGCTGTTGCGACACGGACCGGATGAACGTTTTCCGTCGCGTGAACCATCGCCGACGAATGCTGAAGCACTCGAAGACGAACTGACGGACCTGTATGCCGTGCTGGCAATGATCGCAACGTCGCGCGTTATCAGCTACCCGCGCGTACTGGAAGGCGTGTCGCAACGCATCGAGGAAAAGAAGATGTACATGTACCACTACGAAGAAGCACCGCCGAAGGAGCAGCAACAATAATGGGCGACGAAATCTACCTGCTACCGATCCTGCTGTTACTTGCGGCTGCGATCAAGGGCTTTTTCAAGGTGATGGAATACTACGAGAAGCACAAGCAATGGCACATATACGAATGCCTTGACGACGACGGGAATCGCTTCTTCAAGATCAAGACGATTACGTGCCCGATATTTCGCGGCAGCTTCAGCGACAGGCGCTACGAAAGCTTCGAGAAAGCGAAGAATGTTGTCGCGTGGTGTGAGCGCGAGCAGCGCGAACTGCGCATCAAGTGCACACGCAGGACGGATGCGTGACGACATCGCGTAACATGCTGCACATCGACAAGCTGGCCGACTTCAAGGCATGGCTGATCGAACACGGCTGGCGTGAAGTCAAGACGAACGGCGACTGGGAAGTGCTACGTATGCGACACGACAATCATTTGCATCCGTTAATCGTGTACACCAGTTCGCACGCGACAGAACATTACACAACACACGGCATCGCCTTCACGATGTGCACGCTGTGGCTAAGGGACAGAAAAAATGCCGTGTAAGCATGGAACACCTTACCCGAACGAAGTCATGTGGTCCGGTGAACCGCCGTCGTGCGTATACTGCCGGCACGAAGAAGAACTGAAGCGGTGCCGACGCGACACAATCAGGGAAGTCGCTGACATGCTGAACAACCGGCAAGAAACCTACTGCGAAAAGCTTGTGCGTGGGATGCTGGAATGACGCCTGACGAAAAAATAAAAAAGCTGGGGAATGATTTGTTCGCCATGTCGCAACGCGTACGCATCGCGAACAACCGCTACGATGACATGAAGCAAAAACATCAAGCCGTGCAGCGCGCGAATTCGCAGCTGTACAGCACGATCCAGAACCTGAAGAAAATTATCTACCCGTGCAAGAAGTGCGGCGGGCTGGGTTACATCGACGACGCAGAACGGTGCAAGGCGTGCAACGGTTTCAACGTTGCAAAATTCAAGGAAATGTACAGGAACGTATAATGTCGCAGAACTACGGTTTTTTAGCCTACGAAGATCGACTGACGCACACGCAGGCGGAAGAAGCGATGGAACAACAGGTCGCATTCGTGGAAGAAGTCGCGGGCAGTTTTGTCCGCATTGTTGTCAACGGCAAAAGCTACGCGCTGGATGTTAGCTGGCGGGACGAAGACGATGGGGATACTTAACAGCGAAGAAGACCGGCTGCGCAAGCAGGTCGAAGATCTGAAAGACGAAATCGCCGTCTTGCAAGAAGTTATTGTCACGGCGAATCTGCATCTATGCTGCGGCGAAGGCGTTGACCTGCTGCACTACTGGGGCAGCTGTTCACGCGATGGTTTTGGTCGATCCGAATCGAAAGAATACAAGCAATACGAAGCCGGACTGCGCGCGGCACTGAAGAAAATACTCGACGAAAACGAAAGGACCGAATACGATGACACCAGAACAACTTGACGACTATAGCGGGCGGGCATTCAAGTTCGCCATCTACCCGAAGGCCGGCAGCGACATTGCGTATCCAGCGCTGGGGCTGTGCGGCGAGACATCCGAAACGTACATGAAGCTGGCGTCGAAGTCGGTCATGACCGACGACATCCTGAAGGAATGCGGCGACGTGCTGTGGTACTGCAACGCCGTCGCGATCACGTGCGGGCGCACACTGGGCGCGATACAAATTGTCGGCGGACACTACGGGTCGGCACTGGATGCCGCCGGCTGGATGTTCGTTCATGCCGGCGCGATCGCCGAACAGGGGAAGAAGGTCATCCGGGGCGGGGAAGCGCTCGAAGGCCGGCGCGACAAGATCCTTCACCATCTGGGGCTTCTGCTGGGCGCGCTGCTGTATATCATCGACACCATGGCCGGCACGATGGAAAGTGTCGCAAACGACAACCTGTCAAAACTGGGCGACCGGGAAGACCGGGGGCTGATCCATGGCGACGGGGACAACCGGTAATGCCGTGTCGCGGACCGTGCGGGCGTACGCGTGACGGTGGGCAGCGCTTCACTGACTACAGCACTGAACCGGCAGCGTGTTATCTGGATGCAGGGCATCCGGGGCCGCATTCGTGGGAACCGCAGTACGGGGCAGACCATGCGCGCGGGATCGCGATCGCAGAAGCCGCTGAAACCGGGCGCGTCACGATGAAGCAGCTGCTGTGCAGCGCGTGTCGGGCGCTGGCACGCATGAACTACGATTTCGATGAAAACCCGGCGTTGTCGCAATGGTGGGATGAACACAAGAAAGGGGATTTGAAGAAATGCAAGTGAAGGGCTTCACGATCATCGAACTGGTCATCGTGGTGTCCATTCTGGGCATTCTGGCGGCGGTCGTGGGCAAGTCGTGCACTGTCGTGGAAAAACGCCTGATAGGCGACGACAGGCCGGCAGAACGCGAGTACAGCGAGAAGGCACGACCGGGGCCGGATCCCGTGGTACAGGGACAGCCATTCCCCGGCGACGTGCACCGCTACGACACCGAAGACGGGCCGATCTGGATCATCAAGCATACCGAATTCCCGAACATCACGTGCGTCGCGACACGCGCGGGGCTGTGGTGTAAATGAGAACCATTCTCGAAAAAAGGTCGAAAAAGGTGTTGACATTTATGCGGTCAGTGGGTAGTCTGTACTTACACACTGAGGACACGACAATGACCACATACGCCGCTTTCAAAGAAAACACCGCTTATCTTTCCGGGGACTTCGGCGAGAAGTACGCCCGCCGGCTGTTCGGCGACGACATCGTCGACGCGCTTCCCCGCTTCGTGAAGGGCAAGAACAAGGGCAAGATCAAAGGCCGGCTGGACTGGAAGAAATGCGTCCGGGGCGGCTGGGTCGGTCAGGGCAGCAGCAGCTACGGCGCGGAAGGGTACGTGGAGAACCGCGTAAACAAGACGATCAGTGCGAAGCTGGTGATCCCGGTCTGGGGCGACGAAGACGAACTGGTCGCCGAATGGCACATCGACTACGACAGCAAGAAGCCGGCAGGCACCCCGATCGACTGGGGGATGCTGGATCAGTTCTAGCCTAGCGAGAGGATTAGACAGTGAAGAAGAGACACATTCTTGACCGTACGGGCGTCTGTGGGGCGCTAACAGCCATTTTCCTGACTATGGGGACCGCTGACATCTATGCGACAGCGGAACGCGGTACAGGGGCGCTGGTGCGGTCTGCAGGGAAGGCGACCGTGGTTGAATTCCGGGTCGGCGACATGAAGTGCTACAGCATCAAGGCGGACGGCACGTACAGCGGCCTGTGGTGCGGCTGTAGCCACGATCACGACAAGGGCTTGCCATCGGGTCGGTGATCGTATAGGCTGCTGTGCAGCGCTGTGGGGATTCCCCTCGACAGGTTTCCGTTGCGCTGTTTTCATTGGTTCTTATCTCCGTAAACTGGCTACAAGGGAAAAAGATGAAGTAATTCAATCGGGTAACACGACGCACAGTCGCAAGTTATTGATTTCCCTCACAAGGTAGCAAAGGTAGCACCGTGGTAGCACCATGGTCGCTACCTTTTTTTTGCTTAAAATTCAACAAGTTAACCTTTATTTTTTTGTGTGAATCACTTGCTATATGGGGAAAATTTTTTAATTTCGAAAATCACGTTTTTTCTGTGCTACCTGTGATTCCGTGCTACCTTCCGTTGTAAAACAGGGACTTACAGCGCTGCACAGGTGCTACCTCACTGCTACCTTTGCTGCAGGTTATTGATTCGTATATAAAAGGGGGTGGTGCGCCTATTTTTTTGAAGGGTCGAAAAAAAACTTTGCCCATATATGCGCGCGCGCGTACGCGCGACGACACTTCTGGATGATGATGTAAATACGAACGATTCGCGTCCGCATCCCCGCTGGCCGCGTGCCGCCGTCAGAAATTCCCGCACTGTGATCCCGGTACTTGCCGACACTGCGACACCCCGCTATATTGCCCGCACATGGACGACGGACCGCTGACATCCTCGAAAGCACCGGCGCTGCGGGTCGGTGAACCGATCAAGACGCCGCGTCCGGGCACGCAACGCCGGCAAATGGACCGGGAACGGGCGGACCTGCTGGAACTGATGCGGGCCGACGACGGCGTCCCGGATGACTATCATCCGCTGGTCGAGCTGGCGAAGCTGGCGAACACACAGAACATTCCCCTGAACCTGCGCATGAAGGCACACAGCGAGATCGCGCAGTACACGACACCGAAGCTGCGCGCCGAAGATCCGCCGACGAACGACGACGACGATACGGGGCCGACACTGAACCTGCGCTTGCGCACGGAATAGATGCCAGCCGCCGACGTCGACATCGATCTGCAACCGAAGCAGACGCGGGCGCTGACGACCAATGCGACAGAACTGCTGTACGGGGGCGCAGCCGGCGGCGGCAAGTCGCACCTAATGCGCTGCGCGGCGATCTACTGGTGTTCGAAGGTTCCCTTCCTGCAGTTCTACCTGTTCCGCCGTACCTACCCCGACCTGTGGAAGAATCACATGGAAGGTCCGACATCCTTCCCGGCCATGCTCGCACCATGGGTCGCGAAGAAGTACGTGTCGATCAACACGCAGAAGAACTACATCCAGTTCTGGAACAAGGCGAAGATTCATCTGTGCCATTGCCAGCATGAGAAGAACAAGTTCGACTATCAGGGCGCGGAAATACACGTGCTGGCGGTCGACGAATTAACGCACTTCACGGACAGCATTTACCGCTACCTGCGCGGTCGTGTGCGACTGGCGGGTCTGGATCTGGATCCGCTGTGGCAGGGCTTTTTCCCGCGTATCATCAACGGCGCGAACCCCGGCGGCGTCGGGCACAACTGGGTGAAGAAGACATTCATCGACCTGCAGCCGGCCTTCGAGATCATGACGATGCCGCGCGGCGAAGGCGGTCTGAAGCGCCAGTACATCCCGGCGAAGCTGGAAGACAATCAGGCGCTAATGGAATCGGATCCCGAATACGAACAGCGGCTGGAAGGACTGGGCAACAAGGAACTTGTGCGGGCGATGCGCGAAGGCGACTGGGACATCGTCGCCGGCGGCATGTTCGACGACGTCTGGGATCGAAGCCGCCACGTGATCCGGCCATTCGCCGTGCCGACATCGTGGCACATCGACCGGTCGTTCGACTGGGGATCCTCGAAGCCGTTTTCTGTCGCATGGTGGGCGGAATCGGACGGCACGCCGGCAACCATGACGGACGGCACAGTGCGACACTTCCCGCGCGGGACCGTGTTCCGAATCGCCGAATGGTACGGCTGGGATCCCGAAAGGCAGGAACCGAACGTCGGGTCGAAGATGCTCGCGAAGGACGTTGCGACAGGGATCCTCGAACGGGAATCCGCCATGGGGCTGCAGGGGCGCGTGGAACCGGGGCCGGCTGATTCTGCGATCTACACCACGGAAGACGGGCACTGCATCGCTAAAGAAATGGAAGCCAAGGGCGTTACATGGAAACCGGCGAATAAAGCACCGGGCAGTCGGAAGGCAGGCTGGGAGATCATTCGCAACCGCCTGAAAGCGGTAATCGCTCCCACTTTCGAGGAACCGGGCTTGCTTATTTTTCAGAATTGTGTACAGTTCGTCCGAACCGTGCCCACGTTAAGCCGGCTGGAACGTGACACGGACGACATAGACACGGATGCAGAAGATCATATCGCGGACGAATGCCGCTATCGACTTCTGCAGGCCAAACACGAAGAAGCGGTGGTCAACATCGTCGGACTGTAAGCAGGGGCGGCGTCCCGATAATCCTTTGAGGGAAACGGAATGCCGATCGATAGTAAACATCCGCAGCATGACAAGTATGCGCCATTCTGGGAACGCTGCCGCGACACCGCCGCAGGTTCAGATGCCGTCAAGGCGCGCGGCACGAAATACCTACCACAACTGACAGGCCAAACCGGCGGCAAGTACAGCGCGTACAAGATGCGTGCATTGTACTTCGGCGCTACCGGGCGCACTGTCGACGCGCTGTCCGGCGCGATCTTCCGCAAGGAATACATCCTTGACTTCCCGAAGTCGAAAAAAGAAGACCTGAACGACGTCACCGAAGAAGGCAGCAACGTCGACGTGTTGCTTCGACGCGTAATACGCGAGCAGGTCGAAGTCGGTCGCTTCGGTTTACTGGTCGACGCAGCAACGGAAGAAGGCGAAGACAACCGTCCCTACATATCGCAGTACAAGGCAGAGAACATCCTGAACTGGCGCACTGAACGCGTGAAGGGCGTCATGCAGCTGGTGATGGTCACACTCGCAGAAGAGTACAACGACTATGGCAAAGACGCTTTTGAACCTGAAACAAAAACACAGATCCGGCTGCTTCGGCTTGCGAAAGCTGACGGCGATTCGCCAGCAGACGAAAAGCGTTTCGTCTATCAGCATCTTGTCTATCGCAAAAACGACAAGGATCAGTGGGTGCGACACGGCGAAGCCATTGTCCCGGAAATCAACGGCAAGCAGCTTGACTACATTCCCTTCAAGTTCATCAACGCGACCGACGACGAACCCGCACCGAAGAAGCCGCCACTACTTGACCTTGCAGACGTCAATCTTTCGCACTACCGCACAAGCGCCGACCTTGAACACGGCGCACACTTTACAGCGCTTCCGACTCCGGTCCTTATGGGATTCAATGCGAAGAACACGTACACGATCGGCAGCGGCGTCGCGTGGGTCACAGACAACCCGCAAGCCGACGCTAAGTATCTCGAATACTCTGGACAGGGGCTGGGCGCGCTCCGGGATCTGAAGAAGGACAAGGAAAACGCGATGGCTGTGCTGGGCGCGCGGATGCTCGAAGAGCAGAAGAAGGGCGTCGAAGCAGCGGACACGCACCGAATGCGACAAAGCGGCGAAGGGTCGATCCTTGCCGCACTGGCTGGTGTCGCAGATGAAGCCGTAACGCAGATTCTGAAGTGGTACGCGGAATGGTTGAACGTCAGCGAAGGCGAAATCAAGAAGATCAAGTTAACACTGAACAAGGACTTCGTCGGGTCGCAAATGGCAGCGGACAAACTGATCGCGCTAATGAAGGCGAAGCAGGCCGGCGAGATCTCGCAAGACACGTTCCTGCACAACCTGAAGGAAGGCGAGATTATCCCGGACGGCACCAGCGTCGACGACGAAAAGCTGAAGATCAAGAACGACAGCGACACCAGCGGCGACGGGCTTATGCAAAGCGCCGGCGTCACTCCACTGCAACGCAGCTTCGAGATCGTACGCGATGCGGACGGCAAGGCTGCAGGCATCAAGGAACAGGGCTAAATGATTCAGGTCACACCATACGGGCATGATCTCTTTATGGGCGCGCTGGTCGTGCATCTGGACAGCGTGCATCTGTTCGTCGACAACGGCGAACTGTCCGGCTACGGCTACGCACCGGTCAAGCTGCAGCCGGAACTGTGGGAAGGCGGCGTCTACCCCGACATTCTGTTCGAACTGGAAAAGGGGGAAAAGGAACGGGTCATGGGCTACTACGTCGCCGATGATCAGGGGCGCGTCGTCTACAGCGAGAACTTCGGGCCTTCCGATGACAACGACGACAGCGAAGCGGGCTTCGTGATTGGCCGGCAGGGTGATCGCATCCTTGTCGGGCTTCGTCTGAATCTGTTCATGTCGCAAGCGCCTGAAGATAATGTCGTTCAGTGATCAGCAAATTCTCTTCGAAGGCGACGACATCCAAGTACGTGCAGCCATCTGCCCGTCCGGGCGATGGGGACTTGAAGTCGACGCAGCGCCGGCAACGCATCCGCAGGAACCGGAAACGGTCGCTGCTATCCGCGATATGTTGTCTGCTTTTCTGTCCGCCACTGGCTTCGAGTAAGCGAATCCATGGCCGCAAGAACACAGACAAGTAACAACCTAGATGCAGCGGTCGTATCAGCGACCGCTTCGACTATTCAGGCTACCGGTCTGGGTGCCTATGTCGGCTACCATCTGGCGATCGTATCCAGCACCGGCGGCGCGACAGGGCAGATGCGCTACGCCTACGCCAGCGCAGGACGCACCGACGTGCTGCGCGTGACGCCGCCGTTTGAAACCGTCCCGTCGGTTAACGACGACCTGTCCGTCGCAAAGAACCAGATCAACTACGACGCCGATTACGGCAACGACTGGAAGCTGGTACTGAAAGCGACGTCGGAATGGGACGTGGGCGCATCCCCGCACACCATCGGCAACGGTACAAATCACATGGTCGGTGGTTTGTATAATCAGGCGATCTCGCAGGACGAAGAGATTATCGTCCAGAACGGGTCGTACTTCGCGGTCGGTGCATTGTTCGAAGGCGAATCGCTGGGCGGCTGGTACTGGAATAGCAATAACGCCATCACGACGCTAGGCTTCGCTTACATACAGGCGAACACAAGCGCGACGGTTATGCTGCATAACGTCAACTGCGGCACGGTGTACGCACACAGCACGCTGTTCCAGACTGGCAGCTTCCTGTACGCGTACGACGTTTCCTTCACGAACCTGATGTACGACGGTGCGCGCCTGAAGGGGAACACGTACGGCAATAACCTGAAGTTTCAAGGGGCTGGTGTCGCAAACGACTACGTCGTCGTCGCCAGTACATTCGCCACATTCGACGGGCCGATCATCCTGTCGGACAGCTACGGCTTCCAGTCAAGCGCGGCGAACGAAACGATCCGCGTCAACAAGTACGTGTCGGTCAATAACACGCGCGACGTCACGGCGAACAACAGCACGACGTGGGAATTCGTTAATCCGACATGGACGAACCCGGACATCCTGTGGACGCAAACCGGCGGGCAGTCAACCGTCAGCGAGATCTTCACGGTCGACGCCACACATGCACAGACGGACGGCACAGTGATCCCTTCGGCCCTGTTCGTGTTAACGCAGGGCAGTGCAACGGCGCGCACGAACCACGTGCAGGGCGTTGCGACAGCAAGCGGCCTTGTCAGCGAAGACGTGCTGACAACGTACTGGGCATCGTCAACAGCGTCGACAACCTACGGACCGTTTGTCGCGCGTGCTTGGAAATACGCATTCGAACCGTTCGAAGGCGCGCAGACGTTCACCGGCGAAACAATATTCACGATCGCCATGGGCACGGACAGCGAGGTTACGACATCAACGGCAGCAAGCGCCCTGCTGCATACGGCGTCGTTCATTGACGAATCCGTCCTGAACAGCGGCATCTGGTACGTGCAGGTCAGCGTCACGGCGACGGTCACGGTCAGCGCTGTCGTAAGCACCGGCGGCGGCAGTAAGGGCACAATCCGCGAACTGTATCAGGCCGGCGACGGGCTGACGCAGGAATGGATTCTGGTCAACACATCATCGGCATCCGGCGAACCGCCGCAGGTTGCGAACAACTGGTTCGAAGCCGGCACGGCGCGCGGTCGTCAGGTGCTGAACAGCGGGCACAAGGCGACGTACCACATCGACGCAAAGAACAACGCGCTAACACAGGCATACGACAAGCAGCAGGCGAAGTTCGCCGATACCAGCACGACGGAAGCGTGGGTGTCGACAGCGCGACTGCGCAGTACCCGACTGGTCGACAAGACCGGCGACGCCTACACGACGGAAGCGTACTTCTCGACGGGCTGTTTCATCACGAACAGGGGCACGGGCACGGTCGACTATATGACGTTCGACGACGGTTTCACGTTCACGCCGCCGGCGCAGTACACGTTCACGCTAACCGGCTTGCAACCCGGCACGGAAGTGCGGCTGTACGATGCCAGCACACTGGCCGAACTTTCAGGAAACGAAAACGTGTACGAAGCGACGTATGTCGCAGACAGCGGCTTCGATAACGCTGGCAGCTGGGTGTCGATATGATTACGTCGCACGAAATCGTCTACGCAGTTCCGAACGGCACGCGGATCGAAGTGCGCTATCGCTTCATCGACGACGGCGGATCCGATTACGTTATGGACAGGCGCGTGTTGCAGGGTACGGATCTGGATGCCTATGCGGTGTCGATATACACGGCGATCGATGACACGCTTGCCCGCAGGGAAGTGTCGCAATCGATGGCACTTGTACGCAACGAACAGCCGCCGACGGACACGGCGGAGTTTCAACCGCAGGCTGACTACGACCGGCGCGTGCTTGGACGCTGCATGACGCTGGACGATGCGTCGCAGTTCTTCGCTGCTTACCCGTTCTTTCAAGCCGTCGAATTGCGCGGCGGCGCAAACGATGCAGCGCGAGCCGCTTACCTTGGCGTGCCGACAAGTGAATGGCAGGCGATTGCGACACGCTTCAACAACGTCAACGGCGTGTCGTGGTTCCTGACCGATGAAAAGGAACAGACGTGGGATAAGCTGCCGGGAGAATATCTGTAATGGCTTTCTTTTACATCAAGCATGACGGCACAGCCACGGGCGACGGTGGCAGGTATGCAACGCAGCAGACGGTATCGTTCGGCGCATTGGGCACGGCTGGCTATTACAGTTCATTGGAAGCGGCTGTATCGGTGCCGACGACAGGCTACGTTCCCGGCGATGATTTTTGCTTTAGTCACTTACACAACAATACTTATACACCAGCCGGGAATATCACCGTATCTGGCGGGGTTCAGACAGGTGCTTTCGTCGGATTGTATAGCGTTGACGATAATGCGGCAGATCAATACAAGCCGGGTGCGCGTGAGGATATAACCACGACAATCTTTGACTTTGAGTTTCAGAATAATGTCGATGTCCGTGGTATGCAGCTTGTCGGTGATGACTCGACCGTTGATACTGTTGGTCAGGCAACGATTGTCTATTTGCAGGATTGCTCCGTTGTAACGGGTACAACTAATGCCGATGTCTGTATCACACAGAGTGGTGACGGCAGTAAAGTGCGAATGGTTAACGTGAACCTTGCAGCCGCGAGCAGCATAAACAATAACAATCTGATTCAGGTTGCCAATGGTGGGACTGTGGAGTGGCTTGGCGGGGAGGTTGTCGGTAATCCATCTAATATCATCACCAACACATCTTTTGGTGCTGGCGGTGGAACTGTGATTCTTGATGGAATATCAATGGCAAGCTGCACGGGTACAGGGCTTGTCGCCACTACGGCTGGCGGCGAAGATACCGTGAATGTGAACTTCAAGGGGTGCCGGTGGCATCCAGACTTTACACCATTCGAGGCGATGGATGCAGAACAGCATCAGGTTGCCATATACAACTGTGATGACACTACCAGCGGAAAGTTACACCGCTTTGAATACCGCAATGGCATGGGTGTCGCAATCAACAATGATTCTGTTTACGTTACAGACTCACCGGCCATGTTCGGCGGGAGCGACAAGTTTTCGATTCAGATCAGCACGGATGCAGACACAAATTCTGCGCGGCCTTTTGCATTCAAGCTGCCAGCGCAATACGTTGACCTTGCATCTACGACAACGGACAAGCTGACGTTCAACCTGATTGCAGACAATCAGACATTGACCGATGCGGACATCGCCGTGTTTCTTGATTACCCGGATGGAACGACGGCGATACAGCGCAACTGGGTCACTAATGTCGCACGCTTCAGCACGATCTTCTCCGGGATTGATCCGTATGCAACGGGTTCGACGCTGGCATCGTCAACGCTTGACGGTACGGCATGGACCGGGACGGGCGGGCTGACTGCGCCGAAGTATTACAAAATGGAACTTGATACGTCTGGCGACGCTGGGCAAAAGACAGTAGTACATCCGCGCATTGAAGTGTATACGTCAAGTCTTACCGGCATATACCTGAACTGGCAGATCGGTCTGAGTTAATGGCGAATGCTTTTCTACTCGACGGTGCGATTTTTTATGACGACAGCGACGATGCGTATGTCTGGAATGGCATGGCGTTTCAAGGCACCGGCGGCGGTGCCGCGCCGCCACAGTCGGGTGTATGGACGATAACGGGAAGCCAAGCATGGGCGGACGGTACAAGCGATCTGCTGTACATGGTGTCGACGACATCCTTCGCGGCTGTTGCGAGTACCGAATACCGCATGACGTTCGAGATCGTGAGCTATTCAAGCGGCGGCGTCTATCCGGTACTGGGCAGTGCGGTCATCGGTGCGGAAGCGAAAGCACCGGGGATCTACACGTACGACTTTGTCGCATCGGCGGGGCAGGCAGGGAACAAGGTGCACGGGCTGCAGGCCAGTGCCCTGAACGCCTACGTCGACAATTTTCAGATCTACGACCTGACAGCGCCGCAGACGTTCCAGTACACGTACAGCTATCAGGGGTCGGACATCGATGCGTTCGCCGTTGTGTTCCATCTGGATTATCGCGAACGCCGGCTGAAGAATCTGGTCTTATCGAACACCGACCAGTCGATCCCGATCCAGCAACGCGTCGACAGGGTGTACCAGAATGCCTGATCCGTGGACGATAACCGGCAGCAAGGCGGTCGCCAGTGCGACGGTATCGACCCTGTCGATGGCGTCGACAGTGTCGTTCTTGCCGATCGATACTGTGCAGTACCAGATCGTATTCCAGATCGCTTCGTACACAGCCGGCGCAGTGCAGCCAGTGTTCGGCAGTACGGTATTCGGTGCAAGCGCGGAATCCGAAGGCTATTACGACTACGAAGTGACGGCATCGGCTGGGCACACGACCAGCAAGGTGCACGGACTGCAGGCGCATACGTTCAAGGGGAAGATTGATAACTTACAAATTTATCGTCTAGGTGCGACGTCGTTCACATACAACTACGTGTATCAAGGTTCCGATGTGGACATGTTCGCGGTAATATTCCATACAGACTTCAAAGAAGAAAGACTGCTAAATCTTGTTCTATCGAATACAAACCAAAGCATACCTATACAGCAGGAAACAGACAGGGTGTACCTGAACCCGTAAATCGTAGCGTCCCGGCGGGGCGCGATCCTTGAAAAGTAACTGGGAGACATTAAGCCATGGCTATTGTTATCGACCCGGATAACTTGGATCGCGACCAAGTTATCTTCGGCACCGAAACGCAGCGCGTATCGCTGTACCCGGTCGGTGCCATTACGTCGGTCACGGCGAGCAGCAACAATGCGACAGTTTCGACGGGCGCTACCGCGTTCATCGATCCCGACGCGCTGTTCACCACGACCTTTGACGTAAACGCAGGCGACATTCTTGTCCTGCGTAACGGTGCGGACGCGGCGCACTACACGGTGTCGGCTGTTGTTAACGCGTCGACGCTTGAACTGGCAACCGACGACGGCTTCACCGGCTGGTCTGCTGACGGCAGCGCGCTTGTGTATGCCGTGCACAACCCGACCGGCGGATCAATCGAGGACGGCGTGACGAAGCAGGCGCTGTATTCGTTTGCGAAGGAAGAGTGGCGCACGGACACTTACGCCACGGCGCTGTCCGACGACCTGATCCGGCACGAATTCCCGTTCGAGGCGATTACGTCTGAGCAGTTCGAAATCGGCGGCGGTGATTCGCACAAGGACTGGGACTACCAGAACGAGTACACGCGGAAGAAGATCAGGACCGGCGGATGGGCGAAGAAGGACGCCGCTGCATCGACGAACCGCGAATATACCGGCATCATCACACTGGGCAGTCTGGATACTGACGCGCAGGTTTACTACCAGCAGGTCAGCGCACAGAACGATCCGGTGAACTTCACTTTCCAAGGTGTTGTCAACGAAGCCATCCCGACACTGTCGTCTACCGCGTTCGACTATACGACGTTCCTGAAGCTGTTCGTCCGCAAGAAGGGCAAGACGTACGCCGGATCCGAAATCGCGGACATCGGTGTTACGAACATTCAGACCATTGTGAACCGCTTCCCGCTGGCGCACAGCGACGACGCGGCCATTGTCGCAAGCGACGCCGCGATCCTTGGTACTTCGCCTTTCCGTTCGGCTGCGTCCGTGGTCACGGCTTCCGCCGGTGTCACCAGTGCGATCAGTTCCACGGTCGGTTCGTTCCGCGATTCAGCTGCGGCACCGTTCACCGCTTCCGCTGTGGTCGTCGGTGACGCGCTGTTCATTACCGGCACGCAAACGGACGCCGGATACTACACGATCACCAGTGTTGTGAACGCGTCGACGGTGTATGTCGACACAACAGAGAACGGCATCTGGACTGGTGCGACATCGCTGGACTACGACATCTTCAGTCCGGTCGTGTACGCCAACAAGGACGCGAACGTCGCCAGCACGCTGTCGGCTTCGATCTCCGCCGGCGCATCTTCGGCTGTTGCCATCGTGTCGGTGCTGAACGGTGAACTGCAGACGCGCGGTGTGCAGGTCGGCGACATCATTGCCATCGTGTCTTCGACCGGTAACTTCGAAGGCGTCTACCCGATCACGTCCGTCGTGTCGGAAACCGTGGCGCTGGTGAACGATCAGGATCATCCGTTCACGTCCGTTGGCGGCAACGACATTATCGTGTACGAAGCGGGAATGTTCCTCGAATACAAGCGCGACGTCTTGTCGCTGGCCGCTGTAGGAAACGTCACGTTCGCCAGTACGACGAACAAGATCACGCGTTCGTCTGGCAGCTGGACCGCTGACGGTGTTACCACGGGCACGATCGTGACCTTCGCGTCTACGACGTCGAATAACATTTCGTTCACTGTCGCAAGTGCTGGAACGACAGACATCGAACTGGTATCGACTGACGTGACGCGTATCACCGACGAAGGACCGACTGCTGGTGCAAGCGTGACTGCAGCCGACGGCTTCAAGCGGACGATCGCGGGTGTCACGTACGGCTTCAACTGGAAGTTGACCGGTAATAACGCAACGCTGGCGAACTGCTACCAGTTCATCCAGCACCAGCTGCGACAGACTGGCGACATCGACTGGGGTGCGGGTACATCGCGCGGCGACGTCACCGATCTGCTGCTGGCGTTTGCGACACCGACCGGTACGACGGCGAACCTGTACATCGACGACATCAATGCCGACGATACCAACAACGCAACCTACGTCGACGCCACGGGCGTGTCGCGACTGGAAGCGTTCGTGTCTTCGTTCACCATCAACCACAATACGAACCTTGTGACAGATGGCAGCGCGAAGGTGCGGATGTTCTTCACGAACGACGATGCCGGCGACAACACGGGTCGCGACTTCGGTACATCGACCGCCATCACGGTGCAGGATGCCGACGGCGCAGATGTGGCGTACACGGTAATCGGTGCAAGCCGGTCGTTCACGTTCGACTATGACGGCAACACGCAGCGCGGTGCAGCATCCGCCGGCGAAGACGCCCCGGTCACGATCGTGGCAATCGGTCTGGATACGGCGCAGTACGTTATCACGACAGGCACCATCACACGTGCGAAGGGCTTGACCTTCTCGCTTGTGTCGCCTCTCGAACGTAACTACAGCAACCCGTAAGCAGCTTAGGCGCAAAGCACGTTCCCCTGCGTGCTTCCTCCGGTGGTTTGCCCCGTTCCATCGCGTCGCAATACGGGTGCATAAATTCAGGGACAAAGTTATGTGGGTACTACGCAAGGCACACGATCCGCGCACGAATAACGGCGGATCTGTATACTACGCCGGTCCGTCTATTGGCGAATGCAACTGGACGACTGAACGACTTTTCGCGGCGAAGTTTGACAGCTTAGAGGATGCTGCACAGACGCAATGCGAAAACGCTGCCTTGACCGACTTTGTTCCGGTTTCAATCTGGGGATAGCAATGACCGAACTTAAAGAAAAACTGACAGACGAAGAAGCTGATCACTTGATCGATTTGAAGATGCAGGCGCAGACAGCGAACCCGCGTATGCGGCGGCACATGCGGCGGCAAATACGCTACCGTATCTTCCGCATACGTGAGGGTCGCAACGAGTTCGACAAGGGCTTGAAGAAGCTTATCGAATCACAACTGGAAGGGCGCGACACGCTGGAACAGTTTACGTTCAGCTGGGACATCGCACCGAACGATCCCCTGAAGGTTGTTTCGATGTTCGAATGGGAAGCGAAGGGCGGCAAGTTCGACATGATCAGCGAGTTATGCGATGACGGCATAACACGACAGAAGCGGATCTGCTCGCCTACTGCATTCACGCAGCAGGAATAGGACATGGGCGCAAAGGCGACGTTTGATACGTCGACGTTTACAATCCGGCTGGATCTGGTCGCGCCTGACGTGAACGACAAGGTGTCGATCGATACACAGGTCGATCTGTACAGCGACGCGAAAGAAGACTGGAACGGCGATGCAGATCTGCAGAAGTTCGACTTCCCGTTCACCACGATCGGCGGCGAAGATCTGGGCGGCGGTCTGGAAGCCGGCGACTACTACTTCCTGCGAACCGATCTGGGCTGGAAGGTGCAGCCGTACGACGCCGACCACGAACTGACCATCACGGGCAACCTGTACCCGATTAACGCAGCCGATACGCTGATCGTTGCGACATCTGCCATCCATACCGTAGCGACGATTCTGGAACGTTCACAGCTGACGCAGACGGTCGCGGAACAGCTGGTGTCTGTCGTCGTGTCGGCAACCGTGTCGGCAACCACGGACAACACCGCGATTGCTTCCGCCGTCTGGAACGCGCAGGTCACGACAGCCGTCGCGTCCAGCAGCTACGGCGAAGTCATGCGCTCGCAGATGTTCGGACCGCACATTCACTTCGATGGGGATCTGGGCACAGCCGGCACGAACATTCCGCTGGGCACGCATCGCTACCCGGTGAACAATTTCGCCGACGCATTCACCATCGCAGACCGGGAAAGCCGGACGGTCGTTCGCATGTTAAGCGAAGGCGTGCTGACATCCGGCACCGATGCCGGCGGCTACCTGATTGAAGGCGACCATCCGCTGAAGGTGCAACTGCAAACATCGGCGAATGTATCGACGACGAATACGCAGTTCCGCGAACTGTATATGCGCAACGCAACACTGGACGGCTGGGTAGTGTGTCGCGAAGCGGTACTGGAAAACGTGACCGGCTTCCAAGGTGTCGCACACCAGTGCATGTTGAACCCCGGCACCGTGCAGATTACCGGCGCGAATTCGTCGCACTTCCTGAACTGTTTTAGCGGGCAACCCGGCACGTCGACACCGATCATCGACATGAACGGCAAAAACGTCGATCTGGGATTTCGGCAATACTGGGGCGGCATCACGATCCAGAACAACACGGCGAACAACAATATCTCGCTGGATCTGGGCGCGGGTCAGATCATTATCGCGTCGACCTGCACCGCCGGCACGATCGTGTGTCGTGGTGTGGGCAAGCTAACCGACAACAGCAACGGCGCAACGGTCATCGATGAAATGGTTGCAACGACGGGCGGTCTGACTGCGGCGCAGTCCGAAAAGCTTACCGAACTATGGCAGATTTTTGGTCTGGATCCTGTCAACCCGCTGCTGACGACAACCAGCACACGCACTGCGGGCGCAAGCGTGACGCAGTCGATAACAGGCACACCGGATCAGTCGATTACAATTACACGGACATGATGCTGCACGAAATAAACATCTACGAACACCCCGTCGAAGGCGACGAACTGCACGGCAAGCTGTCGCTGAATATCGCGTTCAGTGACCAGCCGCTGCGCTTCTTCAGCGGGCAAATGCCGATCGATTGCGACCGGACGCAGGTCATCGAAATGCTGCGCGAACTGGCAACGCAGATCGAATACGACATCGCGCACGACGAAGACAGGGCGCACTGATGGCGACGTTCAAGAATCGCGCGCTAACGCTGGCGACTGTCGGCGTCCTGACCGCGTTCCCGCTTACTGTCGCAACGAACGGCGCGCTGCAGCCGGCAGAAGCAGTCGTCGAACCGGAAGTTCCTGTCACACAGCCGACGGGCGGTGTCTCGCGCTACCGCGCACCGGGCGAACGGTTTGTTCTTGAATACCCCCGGCTGCATGAACACGTATCGCCGCTGTGGGTCGAACTGTTCGACCAGACGCGTGTCGAGTTTGACCGCGCACAGATCGCACAGCACGAAATCCGGTCCGCGCTTGACCTGTTTGTCACCGGGATCAGCGACACCGGCTACAGTTCCCTGCAGAAAGCGTCGTCACGCGCCCTGCTGGGGCTTGTCAGCGACGTTTACGCTGACAAGGGCACGTTATACCCCGGCAGGCCGGCGCACGCCGTAGAGATCCGCAGCAACACTGTCGCACGTGTCTACCATCCGGGCGACTTCGTGCACGTGTCGCAACTGACGGCGCGCATGGGCGGCGAAGCCGACGCCCTGCACTGGGCGGGCAGGCCGCACAAGGGGCCGAAGGTCAGGCCGGCACCGCAACCAGCGCCAGCGCCGGTACAGCCGGCACCAGCACCGGCACCAGCACCGGCACCGAAGACAGAACCGGCACCGCAGCCGGTCGTACAAGAAACGACTGTCGTACAAAATACGACACCCCGGACGCACGACCATGTCGCAACGAAGGCCGGACAGGTCTACGGCGAAGCGTCGATCAGGCATCTGCCGGCGGACTACCGGGAACACTCGCACAGGGCTGTCGCAGTAGCAGACATCGGCGGCGCGGCGACGTACTGGTTCGATTCGGACGACTACCGGATCGTGGTACGTGTAGAGGCTGCGCTGAATCTGGGCATATTCGGCGGGTCGGTCAGTGCAATCCTGCACGACACGGCACCGCACGTCGACGAAGACGATGCGGAAATACTCGCGCTGTTTATGCAGATCATGCGAGACAGAGAGGGGTAGCAATGCGAGTACGCAAGGTACAGGATCCGATGCGACGCGGGCGTGAGTGCTTCCAGTGGGGACACAGCGGTCGCGTGTACTGTGGCGCGCAAGGCCGGGAACGTGCAGCAGCTGAAGGCAAGCGGCTGAAGGAAGATAACCCGTTCGCACGTGAACCGCTGGACGCGGTACGGTCGAAGCGTGGCGGATAATTTTAACACCGCACTAGCGAAGGCACTGCTGAAGCACGACATCGATCTGCTTCGGTTTGACGCTGCGCTGCGCAAGGAAATCTTTTCGACCCTGAACGGAATGCAGGGCGACATCATTCGCAAGATCAACGCAGCCGGCACCGCGAAGGGCGCGTCTGTTGCCGCCGTTAACAAGAAGCTGAACCAGCTGACCGGGTCCGTCGCGCCGACTGTCAGCAAGGCATACAAGCAGATCACCGACACGGCGAATTCGCAGCTGACAAAGGTCGCGGGCGTTCAGCAGGAAATCATGTTGAACGAACTGAAGCACGCGGTGACTGTCGATCTTGGTTTCAAAAAAATATCGCCGGACATCCTGAAGCTGTTACCGGGTCGCGCGATGATCGAAGGCGCGCCGTTCGACAAGTGGTTCAGCAAACAGATACCGGCATTTCAAGACGCATTCCTTGCAGAAATGCGCGAAGGTTTACTGGCTGGCGAAACGATTGACCAGCTGTCGCGACGTGTCAGGGGCACCGCTGCGGCTGGTTTCAAGGACGGCATCATGCACGCCAGCCGCCGGCAGGCGCAGACACTGGTACGATCATCGGTACTTGCGACAGCCAACAAGGCGCGCGAATCCGTGTACCAGCGGAACAAGGACGTGATCAAGGGGATGCAGTGGCTGTCTACGCTGGACGGGCGTACGACCGACATCTGCATCGCACTGGATCAGCAAGCATGGGACATGGACGGGAAGAAGCTGCCGGGAACGACATCGGCATGGCAGGGTCCGCCGCCGGCGCACTTCAACTGCAGGTCGACACTTGTCCCTGTGATGAAGTCATTCAGCGAGCTAACCAAAAACCCGAAGATCAAGAAGAAGCTGCAGACCATAGCGCCGCGCAAGCGCGACGGACTGCGCGCTTCGATGAATGGTGCAGTATCCGACAAGCTGGACTACGAAGACTGGCTGCGACAGCAGTCGCCACAGTTCCAGCTGGACGTCTTAGGATCGACGAAGTTCCGCTTGTGGCAATCCGGGCAGCTGTCGCTACGTGACATGATAGACCAGTCACATAACCCGCTGCCGATCGATGCGCTGTTAAAGAAAACAGGTGCGCCGACGTTGACGTTAGAGCAAGCGTTAGCAGAAGCGACCGACCATCTGAAGATCGCCGATACGAAATTCAAATCGGGGAAACAGTGGTATGAAGCGTTCGACGAACCGGTTTCAAAGCAGGACATTTATGCACAACTTGACGACACGACGGTCGCGGCACTGGAAGACACTGCCGCCAGTTTGCAGAAGCAAGCGACGACCGCATCCATTTACCGCAATACCGACGGCACATGGAGCGCAAGCAGAAAGAAAGACGTCCACGACGACATCCTTCGGAAGATCTTCACGAAGAAACGCGTCGCGGCTGCTACCCCCGATGCTGGCGAAAAGCCGATCTATTCAGTTTTTGGCGGTCGTGGCGGAAGCGGAAAGGGGTCTTTCACGACGCCGAAAAAGAACGGCGGGATCGGCGCTGTCGACAAAGACAGTACCATTGTTCTTGACGCGGATGAAATAAAAAAGCTGCTGCCCGAATACAAGGGCTTCAACGCCGCAACACTTCACGAAGAAAGTCTGCATATCATCAACCGGGCGACGTCCATTGCGGAACGTCTGGGGCTTAATGTCGCGCACGACATCACGATGAAGGGGATTAACACCCCGCTGAAGTGGATCGACCGCTTCAAGAAAGCAGGCTACGACATACACGGCTACTACATGCACGTCCCGCGCAAGGAAGCGGCACTGCGTGCGGTGAAGCGTTTCGTCGGTCCGAAGAAAGACTTCAGCGGTCGCTTCGTACCGCCGGAAGTGATACTGGCGAACAAGGTCAACGAAGTGCACTGGGACCAGATGAAAAAGCACTTCAAGAAGTGGGAGTTCTACGACAACCAAGGCGCGAAGCCGAAGATGATCGGCAAAGGGGGAGTGTCACTTGAACAACAGGCGAAGCAGCTTGCCGATGATCTGGCAAAGTACAAGGACCAAGTCGCAAAAGGCATCAAACCGTCGAAGGGCGTGCAGGCTTCGTATAACTCGCTGCCGATCGCGGAAAAGAAACTAATACGCGCAGAGATCGAACAGAAGATCGCCGCGCAGCAGGCCGCAGCGAAAGCAGCCGCAGAGAAGGCCGCGCAACAGCAGGCCGCAGTCGAAGCGAAGCAGCAGCTGGAAACCATCAAGGCGCAGAAGGGTACGTTCGAGAAGCGCGCGTATGACAAGCTGAAGAAGCAGGGCGCGCTTGACGGACTGAACGATACCGACATTCTGGAAGCCATCGCGAAGCAGGTCGAGATCGACAAGGCTGCGAAGAAGATCAGCGACGGCATCGTCAACTACAAGAAAGCGATCATCGCCGGCAAGGTGCCGCCGCCGGCTGCGCAGAAAATCTTCAACGAACTGGACGACGCGAAGCAGGTCAAGATCGTCAAAGAGATCGACAAGAAACTTGCCGACAACGCTGTCGCATCGAAGGTCACGCCGAAAGAAGCGCTAGACGAATACGACGCACTGGTGAAGAAGTACAAGGCACCGGGCAAGATACCTGACAAGAAGTTCAAACAGATCTACATCAAGATGTCGACAGCTGACGGGACTGTCCCTGAACACGGGATACTGACCGCAATGGATGCAGCGATCGACACGCTGAAAAAGAACAACGACGTCGACTTGCTTGCGACATGGAAGCAGGGCATGTTGATCGGGCACCGTGACAGCCTGCTAGAAAAAGTCGCGGCAAAGACAGCCGCGCGTGCACAGAAAGCGCTTGAAGCTGACTTCAAGAAAGCAAAGAAAGAACTGAAGTTCCTGAAAGCAAGTCTTGAAGTCGAAGACACTATCGCCGGCAAGGGCTTCGACTACAACGTGTTCACGGACAAGATGGGGTGGAAGATGGAAATCCCTGTGTCCGCGATTACGGAAGGCGCGCCGGCTGCGAAGAACTTCCTGAATGATCTACCCGGTAAGATCACGACGCTGCTCGGTGATGACGACGCCCTGAAGAACTTCCTGCAGCACAAGTCGTTCGACGTCGTCGATGTAACGCTGGATCTAGCGCCGTCGGTTTCCGGTTCCGTGCTGAAGCGCAAGATGAAGAAGTTCACGGACTACGTCGAAAAGAACCCGCTTAATGTTGACAACCTGATGGACGCGTCCAAAATTCTGAACGATGAACTAGGCGGGTTCATTACGGCACCGGCTATCGATCCGCTGGAAAGCGTGCAGGCTGCGAAGAAGCTGAAGCTATTCCTGCAGGACGCGTACCTGAAGACCAAGACACTGCAGTCGAATGACGAATGGTTCAACAAGGTTATGGCGAACCAGTCGTACACAGATGTGCCGAAGGCAACCGGCGTCGCTGCTATTCCTGTCGCGAATAACGTTAAAATCGCGATGGCGAAGTTCATGGACGACATAGACGTCGGCGATCTTGATAGCGTCAACGTCATGAAGATTATCAAGACGACGCAGCCGTACTTCGATGATGCGCTGACATACGACGATTTCATAAGCATGTCAGACATCGAAATGGAAACGTTCATAAAAACAATCATGCCGAAGCTGAATGCCGTCCTAGACGACGACAAGCTACTGGCGAAGCATCTGGCATCGAAAACAATTAACGACGTTGACGTCGCAAAGGCGAAGAAGGTACGACCGGCGAAGAAGACAGCAGTCGACATCGAAGGCGAGAACATCAACGCCGTACAAAGTCAGGCTTTCGAATACTACATCGAAATCGAACAAGTGCTACCGAAGATCGATTCAATCGACGTCGACGAATTTGTTTTTCTTGTCAACAAGTATGAAACTTTTCTGGGTAAAAAGCCGACCGCGTATTCGGCGCTTGAAGACATCGCCGGCGATGAACTGGCGAAGCTGGCGAAAATGTCGAAGCTTAGTGTCGAAATGCAGAACGTCACAGACAATGTGTCCGTCGCTGCGAAGATGGCGAAACCTGCGGACGTCGACTTCGGCAAGGCAAAGGTAACTGTCGAGAAGGTCGAACCGCAGGCCGGCCCGATCGAAGCGACTACCTACAAGAAGACCATGGACGACGTAGTAGTCGAGTACGACACTCTGTCGGATCTTACGCCGTCATTCTCGAACCAGCTTGATAAAAGCGCGGTACTGCAGAAGCTGTTCGTCGAAGCTGACGACTTCCCGAAGGGCAAGGCGTTGGACGACTTTTTGTTTTCCGAAAAGATCGACGAATTCGTCGACAAGATGGAAAGCAAAATGCTGACGCTGACCACGGACGACGCAGCGTTGCAGAAGTTCCTGCAGACGAAGAAGTGGGAAGACATCCCCGACTTCGATGACACGTTGACAGCGGTCGGCAAGGAAGCCGCGAAAGCGTCGAAGTCTGTTACTGTCGCGCAGATCGTTGACGATGCCGAAGACGTCCTGCACGACTTCCGCTTCGGCGAACTTGACGAACTTGCGTTTCACCAGAAAGCGTCGAAGCTGCTGGGCACTGAACCGGCAGACAAGGAAATCTGGGATCTTCTGACAGCGTCGCAGATCGACGAACAGATCGACGTCGATGCTGCCGCACTGAAGAAGCTGATCCAAAGCAAGGAAGCTGCCGAAGACGCCATCAAGGCGGGCGGTAATACTGTCGCAAAGGACGCCCCGTCTGTGAAGGTCGCAGCGGACATCGCGGAAGACCAGTCGAAAACGAAGGTCAAGACACCGAAGACAGATACGCCGCCGAATGCCGAAGACATGAACCAGATCGGCGGGCAGGGCGGATCGAATTCCGGCGCGATGTATCAGGATCCCGAAACCGGGATCAAGTGGTACGTGAAGACGCCAGTGTCGGAAGACATGGTGCGGAATGAAGTCCTAGCCGCGAAGCTTTATGAAAAGATGGGGATCGAAGTCCCTGAACTGCACATCGTCACGCGCAACGGGAAGCCGTCCGTCGCGTCAAAGATTATCGATGGACTGCAGTCGAATCCGTCGGCACTGAAAGCCGGCAAGGTGTCGGGCGTCGGCGATGGCTTCATAGCGGACGCGTGGCTGGGCAACTGGGACGTTGTGGGTCTTGGCTATGATAACCTGCTAGTGAAAGCGAATCGCGCCATACGCATCGACACAGGCGGCGCACTGCGCTATCGCGCACAGGGCGGACTGAAGGGCAAGGCGTTCGGCAAGACGGTCGACGAAATCGATTCCCTTCGCAACCCGTCCACGAACAGCCAGTCGGCATCCGTGTTCGGCGACCTGACCGACGCGCAGCTGAAGGAAAGCGCGCGCCGTGTCGCAAACATAAGCGACGCAGAGATCCGGCAGCTTGTCCTGCTGTACGGGCCGCGCGATGTAGAGGTTGCAGAAGAATTGATCGAAACACTGATCGCGCGCAAGAAATACATCAAGCAACGTTTCAAGATCCGGGCGACGCGCAAGGCACCAGAAAGCAAGCCGGCAGCGCCGCCGAAGGATACTGGCAAGGACGTCACCGACTTCGAGGTTCAGCAGATCGAAGACGCGCGCCTGAACGGTTACGTGTTGCACCGCGACAAGGACGCGATCGAAGATCAAGCCGTACTGGCATGGAAGGAACTAGACGCGAACGGGGATCCGCGTTCGATGCTGCAGATGAAGCTGCGCGGTGATGCCGCTGAAGGTCTGGATCGTGCTGTCGGGCGTGCATCGAATTCCGGCTTGCCGTCTATCGAAACGGCACCGCTGGACGACCTGATAAAGAAATCGATCATCGGTCTGAAGCACCGCGTGGAGACTGGCGGCACGTTCGACAATACAATCGAAACGCGATTGAACGATGCGCTGCAGGCGTCAAAGAAAATACGCAAGCAAATATCTGACGCGATCAATGAAGGCACGCTGGATCGCGCTGTTCTGAAAACGTTCGACAGTACATACGACGAATGGATTGACGCGATCAAGGAAGCGGTGATTTATTACGACGCCGACGACAAGATCGAAAAGCACTGGTTCGGTGACAAGCTTTTCAACACCGGCAGGATGGGCACGCTACAGCCTGTCGCAAAGAAGGCCGCAGACGACGACGTGATCAAGTGGACGAAGCGTCGCGGCGAGTTCGAACACAAGGACGTGAACAACGGTATAGCACGCGTGAAAGGCGGGTCGTCGGAATGGGGCACGATGTACGAAACCACGATCGACGACGTCACTGTGCGCTACTGGGCCGGCATGGACAACGATCAGGTGTTCGCTATTAAGAACAGGCTGGAAGTTATCGCACCGGGCAAGACACACGAACAGGCGCTGAATACACTGCGCAAGCTTGGCATTAACGTCGACCGCGCGACAGACTTCGATGCTGAAGAACTATATCTGCGGCAAATCATGGCGCACCGTCGCGAAGGGTTCGGTGATTTCAATGCGTCGATTAACCGTATCAAGGATCCTGCAAAGCGCGTTCAGCGTGCGCGTGATCTTGTTAGCGCGGCGATCGGTAGGGATGTAACCGAACTACCCATGTATAACTTCAAAGGCCAGTATCAGGCGTTCGGGCACGGACAGCGGCATCTTATGCGCCCGGATCTGTTCGGCAAGGAATGGGACGACTTCGCGGAGAACTACCGCTTGCATCACAGCATCACGCAGGGCGACATCGTGTCGTCGCTCGAAGCGATCCTGAACAGCGGCGGGCAGATGGCACCGACGACAGACAAGCTGCGACGCGGCATACCGATCGGCGGTATGTCGCCATCGTCCGACATGGGCACAGGTGGCGCGTCGTATTTCTTCACGCGCATAAAAACCGCGAACAGCGCGGCACAGAATTCCGGCTTCGTCTGGAAGGCCGATCATCTTCGCCGGCTGGATTCGATCAGCTATAACCACGACGCGTTCGGCAAGGTGAAGGGTCAATACGTTCAGCGCAACCGCAAGACGGGCATCGAAGAATGGAAGCAAACGGCGGGGTCCGGCGGTAACGAAACGATCTTCAAGAACAGCTTGTCGATTTTCGATGATCTGGAAAGTATCAACGTCAAAAGCGAATCGCAAAAGAAAACTGTGGTACGCTTGTTTAAGAAGCACGGCATCAATGAATGGCCGGACGGTCGTTCGCTCGACGAAATTGTGAAAGTGATAGGGTGGTAATGTCAAAACAAGTCGAAAATATGCAGCGCATTATCGACGAAGGTCGCGAACCGCTGGTGATTGAAATCGATCCCGATAACCGGCGCGTGATCGCGGAAGTCTTCGATCATCCGAATGGGATCCTGTTTGTAGATGTAGGCTTTTGCGACATGCAGCTGACCGGTATGCCGTACCATGTTGTCGAGGGTGAACTTTCGGACAGGTTGCCATATAAGATCGGCAGCGCTAGAATAAATGTCATCGATGATACGGATCCGCTTTTCTTCGACTGGTACGAATGGAAGCAGTGGAAGAAGGGTAACGATCGGTGCACGCGTGAAGAAGCTTATCAGCGTGCGAAGGAACAGGATCTGGGGTTACGCTAACAGAACTGAAAATGGAGAACTGCACAATGTGGATATTTATGAACGACGCCATGCTGTCTATCGTGGAGAACCGGGACGACCCGGCTACGTTGCTGGTCCGTGCGCGCCGCGAAGGCGACATCGAACGGACGTTCCCGCTGATCGAAACGTTCACGGACGTGACGGCGGATTACCTGTTCCGGGCATTCGTGCCGCGTGAAATGGTCGCGGAAGTGCTGGCTGACAGGCTGGCGAATATCGACTATACAAACTTCAAGGGCAGCATCCCGATCGAAGACGAACCCCGGCATCGGGCATACATGGGCGTCTGGGGCGTCATGCACGATCTGCAGGTTCGGGAGAACCGGGCCGCGCACGAAGCCGGCAAGGAACAGATGCGATTTGACGTAGGTATTTGATATGCCTGTAAAAGTAGCGAAACGCGGCGGGAAGTTCCGGGTGGTTGAACCATCCGGGCGGATCGCCAAGACGTCGACCGGCAAGGCGCGCGACGGCGGCGGGCACGCATCCCGTGCCGCTGCGCAGCGTCAGGCCAATGCGATGAACAGGAAAAAATAATGGCCGAAGTTCTGAAAAAAGAGAACGGACGACCGATGCGTTTCAAAGACGGGACGCGCATGACGTACGACATTTTCGATAATGATCTTGAATTCGATCCCACTGTGTACGATAATCCCGTCACAGAACAGATAGCAGAACTGGAAGAACTGGGGATAGAAGTCCCCGCGAAATTGAAGGAAAACTAGGCGCTTGCTTTTTTAGCGGCCCGCGATTATGCTTGCCCTAATTTTGGGGGAGGCAGGATAAATCGTGGAGCACGTAAAAATATGATAGCAGCGCCTATCACGCCGCCGGTTCATGCGCGTCATCTGACCATCAACCAGCCGGCACCGGGTGAAAACCCGAACAAGAAAATCAAGTTCGTCAACCCGAACGTCGACAACTACGATCGGAACATCAAGCACGCCGGCGAACTGCACAAGGCCGGGATGCCCTGTTACAAACAGGACGAACTGAAGAAGGACGGCGTCGGCCCTGTTGTCGTGGTCGCCGGATCCGGTCCGACCCTGAACGATCCCGAAGTCATCGCCAGCATCCGCAAGGCAGTCGACGAAGAAGACGCGATCATCTTCGGCTGCAAGGCCGCGATCAAGATCCTGCACGACGCCGGCTTCAAGGTCGACTATGGCGTGAGCATGGACCCCGGCGCGCACATCGCGAAGCCGAACAAGATCTTCAAGGCACCGGGGACGAAACACATCATCGCTTCATCTTCCGATCCCGCTTTGTTCGACTACCTGAAGGACGAAGACGTGATCATCTTCCACAGCGCGACGGGTTACGAAAACGAAGTCAAGCTGTATAACGAACTATTCGCAACATCTACCTGCATGGGCGGCGGCTATAACGTCGTCAATCGTGCGGTGTCCGCCGCATTTTTCATGGGTGCCCGTAAAGTTATTCTGGCGGGAACCGATTGTGGGTGGAGAAAGGACGAAACAATGTACGCCGACGGTCCCGCACATCGCGAGGGCGTCGACATGTGCGACAACGGCGTTGTCGATGGCAAGCCATGGATGACCAGACCTGACATGCTGGCATCGGGCGTCGCACTTGCGAAACTTGCAAAGAAGCGTCCGAACGACATCGTATTTCTTGGCGACACACTTCCGTCGAAGCTTGTGCACAAGGACGACGATTTTCTCAACAGCTGTGCATCGTTTGGCAAATAACCGGAGGTTATTAACATGGCACTGAAGGTAGTCGTAAAAGATCTGAAAGAAATCCCCGAACATCTGCAGGAACTGTACGCGCAGGTCGGCGATGAATACATACTGGACACCGACGACGGTGACTACAAGGCGCGCATTCAGGAGTTCCGCAACACGAACATCGACCTGAACAAGCAGCTGACAGAACAGACCGGCAAGGTGAAGGAAGCCGATCAGCTGCAGGAAATGCTGAAGCAGTACGAAGGTCTGGATCCGCAAAAAGCGCGCGACGCTTTGGAAAAGTTACAAGCAATCAACGAACAGAAGCTGATCGACGCCGGCAAGCTGGACGAAGTGCTGGATCAGCGCACGCAGCGTCTGCGTTCTGACTACGAAGGCCAGATCAAGGCGCTGAACGAATCACTGAATTCAACGAAGAACGAAAGCAAGATCTTCAAAGAAAGACTTGCGGAAGTCGTGATCGACAATTCACTGCAGGCTGCAGTAAGTCGCACGGCGGCTGTGAGACAGGGCGCGATGCAGGACATTCTATCGCGTGGAAGACAGGTGTGGTCCATCAATGACGACGGGACACCGGTGCCTACTGGTAGTGACGGAAAGGTTATGTACGGCAAGGACGGGAAAAGTACGCTTTCCATGGAAGAGTGGGCACAGTCAATGCGGGACGAAGCACCTTATCTGTTCGAGCCGTCGAAAGGCGGCGGGGCAGGTGGCGGTATGGGCGGGTCTTCTGACATCGGTGGCAAAGTCATCAATGTCGGGGATCAGGATGCACTGAACGCCAGTATCGAAGACATCGCCAGCGGGAAGGTTTCCGTAGGCGGTGATTAAAGCACGTCGTCGGTGACGACAAGCAGACCCCGGCGGGGTTAGACAGTTACAACACACTTGCAACTAACTTGATATAGAGGATTTACTGACATGGCTAACAACGTTCAGAACATTCTCGCCAAGATCCTTGCACGTGGTCTGCTGGCCTTGCGTGAACAGGCTATCATGCCCCGACTGGTGAATGGCGATTACTCCGCAGAAGCTGCCCAAAAGGGCGACACCATCGACGTGCCGATTCCGTCCGAAGTTACCGCGACCGACGTCGTTCCGTCCAACACGCCGCCGACCCCGGCTGACAGTACGCCGCAGAAGGTGCAGATCCCGCTGGACAACTGGAAGCAGGCTGGCTTCTACCTGACCGACAAGGAAATGGTGGAGATCGACAAGAACGCCCACTTCATGCCGATGCAAATGTCGGAAGCTGTGCGCTCGCTTGCGAACGTCATCAACGAAGATATTCACGCCGAATATCAGGGCGTCTACGGTTACACCGGCACCGCCGGCACGACTCCGTTTGCGTCTACCGTCACTGACGCTACCAACAGCCGCAAGGTACTGCACCAGCAGCGTGCCCCGCGTACCGAACGTCGTGGCGTTCTGGACTATGACGCTGAAGCACAGGCGCTGGCACTGTCGCCGTTCTCCGATGCGGAGAAGATCGGCAGCGCAGGCGTGAAGATCGAAGGCGAGATCGGTCGCAAGTACGGCATCGACTGGTTCGCCGATGACGCTGTCGTCACTCACACCGCCGGCACCCTGTCTGTTCCGGGCGCGCTGGTCGGATCTACCACTGCTGCAGGCGCTTCTACACTGGACATCCAGTCGGCATCTGCACAGGGAAACATCAACATCGGCGACATCTTCACCATCGCCGGCGACACGCAGACATACGTCGCGAAGGCGACCGTGTCCGCGATCGTGTCCGGTACTGCGCAGTCTGTCAGCATTGATCCGCCGCTGGCTACTGGCGCTACTTCCGGCGCGGCGATCACCATCGTCGGTGATCATGTTGTGAACCTTGTCTTCCATCGCGATGCCTTCGCTTTTGCGAATCGTCCGCTGGTGTCGAATACCATGGACATGGCACTGGGCAACCAGATCATGTCGATGACCGACCCGCAGACCGGCATCACCCTGCGACTGGAAGTCTCACGTCAGCACAAGCAGGTCGTCTGGGAGTTCGACGTGCTGTGGGGTGCGAAGCTGGTACGTCCGCAGCTTGCCGCCCGACTCGCTGGCTAACCGGGTCTGCTCCTGCACACAGTAGTGTGCTTTGATTGCGTCCCGGTGTAACAGCCGGGGCGCATTTTTTTATAGAGGGTTTTTAACATGTCACGACTTGCGACAGTAACGATCCGCAACAAGCGCAACGGCAAGACGCGCATCATCAACGAACAGGACTGGTCACACGATCTGGGCAAAGGTCGGTACGACGGCTGGGAACGCGTCGGTCGTGAGACACACGGCGACGAAGCCGCGCCGCAGATCAACGTCGAAGCAGAAGCCGAAGCTGCACGTCAGCGCGAAGCTGCTGCACTGTCCGCCGAACTGGAAGCCGAACAGGAAGTGGAAGCTGCCGATGACGACGAAGCCGAAGACACCGACGACGCCGAAGACGCGCCCGCATTCAGCACCGAAGGCGGTGTCCTGCGGTCAGACGACTGAATCCGATGATCATAACGTCGTTCAGCCAGAAGGGGTATCACGACTACGGGAAGCGTTTTATCGAAACGTTCCTAGAACACTGGACCGATGAAAAGCTGCGCGTCTATTACGAGCGCGGCATACCGACCAGTGCGCCGCGTGATGAACGCGTCGAGTACGTGAACCTGTACGACTTCCCTGATTTCGTCGAGTTCGAAAACGTCGTCAAGGAAAGCGATCCCATGTTCAGCGGCATCATTCGAATGCCGGATGGGAAGAACGCGTACAACTTCCGCTTCGATGTGAATCGATTCTACCGGAAGGTGTTCTGCATGTTTCACGCGTGCACCGAAGAGACTGCCGACGATCGTGTCGCGTGGGTCGATGCCGACGTGTACTTCCATAACACGATGCCGCAGAACTTCCTGCGCACACTTGTGCAGGACAGTACATACATCGCGCATCTGCAACGCGAATGGCTGTACAGCGAAACCGGTTTCGTCGCGTTCAACACGAAGCATTCCGTGAACAAGACGTTCATGGAACTGTTCATGGCGACATACTTTAACGGGTCGTTCAAGCTGCTGGGCGAGTGGCACGACTGCTACGTTCTCGACTACCTGATCAAGCTGTTCAATGTGTCGCGCGTGAATTTAACCACGGACGAAAAGTCGAACCATCCGTTCAACGATTCCGTGCTGGGTAAATTCATGGATCACATGAAGGGACCGCAGCGCAAGGAAAACGGCAAATCGCACGAACATGAACTGACGCAGAAAACTGCATAGGGGGAAACATGCGCGCATTGATAACGGGCTGTACTGGACAGGATGCAGCCTATCTGTCGGCGCACTTGCTGTCGCGTGGCTACAAGGTAGTCGGCACTTCGCCACGACGCAGCGATGACGGGAAGAACATGTGGCGCTTGCAGGAAGTCGGCGCACTTGATCATCCGAACTTCGAGTATCAGCCGCTGGACGTAACCTGTGCCGCATCTGTTACGCGGGCGGTTGCCGAAAACCAGTTCGACCAGATCTACAACCTTGCAGCGCAGTCGTTCGTCAAGGAATCCTTCGACTCGCCGATCGCGACTGCGCACATCAACTACATCGGCGTTCTGAATTTGCTGGAAGCTATTCGCCAGCATTCCCCCGACTCGCATTTCTATCAGGCGAGCACGTCGGAAATGTTCGGACTGGTCAACGCCGAACGGCAGGACGAATCGACACCGTTCCATCCGCGCAGTCCGTACGGTGTCGCAAAAGCCGCCGCGCATTACGCCGTCCAGAATTATCGCGAAGCGCACGATCTCTACTGCTGTAGCGGGATCCTGTTCAATCATGAATCCCCGCTACGCGGTATCGAATTCGTGACGCGCAAGATCACCGACGGCGTCGCCGCGATTGTTGCCGGCGATCGCGAGTTCATCACACTAGGCAACACGGAAGCGCTGCGCGACTGGGGACACGCGGCTGACTATGTTCGCGCGATGAATCTGATGCTCGAACAGGATGAACCTGACGACTTTGTTATCGCGACAGGTGAAACGCACAGCGTGCAGCAGTTCATCGATCTGGCGTTCGCTGTCGCGGGGCTTGACGCGGTCGACTACATCAAGCAGGACGAACGCTACATGCGCCCTGCAGAAGTGCCGATGCTGCGCGGTGACGCGACAAAGGCGCGCGATAAATTAGGCTGGGCACCGTACATCACTTTCAACGATCTGGTGTACGACATGATGATCAACGATCTACATCGTCACGGTATCGACTACGTGGCGCTTATTTCCGAATCAGGGGGACTGCAACATGCTGCCACAAACAGGTGAACGACAGGTCGCGGAAACACTCGACGGTATCAAGCCGAACCACAGGAACAGATACCAGTTCGCGATCGACATGATCAAGCGGGACATCGAAAAAGATGACCCGGTGATTATCGACTGCGCGTGCGGCGTGGGCTACGGGACGTTAATGCTTGCCGATGCGTTCGAGAACGGACACGCGCACGGCTTCGACATTGAACCGAAAGCAGTCGAGGTTGCGCGTCGTGCTTACGGCATTTCTAACAATTCATTCGCAGCAGTGGATCTTGGCAATCCTGAGCAGTGGACAAACGCGGTTGCCGATATAACGGCAGACGTCATAGTTTCGATAGAAACGATTGAGCATGTCGAACATGCGTCTGCACTGATTCACCGCTACGCGGAAACCGCACCGTATCTGGTCGCGTCTGTACCGAACGAACAGATCGTACCCTTCAACAAGGCTTCGCATCCTTTCCATTTTCGTCACTATACCCGGCAGGAGTTTGAACAGCTGCTGAACGACCACGGCTACGAAGTGCTGGCGTGGGCTACGCAGTACGACAAGATCCCCGGCATTGTATACGAAGACGCGGACGATGGCATGGGGTTCATCGTTAGCGCGAAGCTGAAAGTGTGACCTATGCACATAGGCGTCTTTGTTCCCCCGGATAATCAAGAACACCGTCGCGTTCTGGGGGCGTTCTATCACGGGCTGCGAGAACTGGGGCTTAATGTCCTAGCGTACGACATATCGCAGTATGCCGAATGCGACGTGGCTGTCGTCTTCGGTATCGGCAAAAAGAACGTTCCGGCAAGCTACGCAAGGGGCGCGATCATCAACGCCCATACGGCGCGTAAGAAGCCCGTGCTCGTTCTGGAAAAGGGCTACGTCCGGCGCGATGAATACTACGCTGCCGGCTGGGGCGGTCTGAACGGTCGCGCGGATTTCCGCAACGTGTTCATGCCGTCGTCGCGCTGGGAACAGCTGGGCGTCGAGGTCAAGGAATGGCGGCGCACCGGGAAGAACATCATCGTCTGCGGACAGGTTCCGTCGGATGCCAGCGTTCAGCATATCGACATAATCGACTGGTGTTCGAACACGATCAACAAGCTGCGCGCGATAGATCCTGACGCGCCGATTATTTTCCGTCCGCATCCGCTGGCGATCGACCGCACGCCTACCATGCTGCACGCGAAGACATCAACGCGTCCACTTGCAGAAGATCTTGAAGATGCGAAGTTCGTCGCGACATTCAATTCGAACGCCGGGGTAGAATCTGTACTGGCCGGCGTACCGATTTACGCGGAAGACGTCGGGTCAATGGCGTGGGACGTCGCAAGTAAAAATCTGAATACTGCATTCATGCCGTCGATCGATGCTGTGCAACAGTGGGCGTATAACCTTGCGTTCACACAGTGGAACCTTGAAGAAATGCGAAAGGGCTTGCCATGGCTTCACTTGAACAGATCCGAAAGACAGCGAGTGCGAAGATGATTTCTGCGATCGCAGCGGCTGCGACAGCGCTGATCGGTTCGATCGGCACTGGCGTGTACGTGCTGGAAGATCGCTACCTGACAGCGACCACAGGAATAACGAAGGACGCCTTCGAGGAAAAGGCGGTGACGAAGGCGGATCTAATGGCGGCACAGGAAGCGACAAGCAACTACCTTTTAGAACTGCGAATCGAGCAGGCTGAACAGCGACAGATGCGTCTGCTAGATGAACAGGACCGGCGCGGTCTTACAAACCGCGAAGAGAAACAGCTGCGCGATCTGGATCTGGAACTGCAGCGACTTTACGACAAACAGGAGCAAAGGCGATGAAGATTTCCCGGCGGGATTTCATGAAGCTATTCGGAAAGGCAACAGCAGCAGGGGCTGCGGTAGTGGCTGTGCCTAAAGCAATCGAAGCGGAAGTCGTCAAGGACTTACCGCCGCCGACTGAATCACCATTCAAGGGCGACTTCGCAGACGTGCAGCATATATACGCGTCCGCGATCGACATGGACGTCGTCACGCCGAACCACATCCGCACAAGCGAAATGATGGTGCGATCGGCAAACGTGTCGCAGGAAGTTACTTACGAACACGACTACCTGCGCGCGGACAGGGCAGTTAGAGAAACGAAGGCGTCGCATCGTATCGTCGATCTGGAAGTCTACGTCGACGACAAGGCCATATACGGCATTCGTCCCGGTGATCGCGTCCACGTTACCTTCGACCATGTCAACTACATGGGCGGCGCTGAAATGCCGGCGTATATAAAGCCGGATCACATGCCGGCAATATGTGAATCGATGGAAGTATCACAGATAGCGAACGAACTGACGATGCTGACTATGCGCTTCAGGGAAATTCGTTCATCTGTTATCGCGTAACCACAGGGGGAGAACATGAAGCCGTTAAACATTTTCATCGGGTACGATCACGCAGAAGAAGTCGCCTACCATGTGCTGTGTTCCAGCATTATGCGTCGCGCTTCTGTACCGGTATCAATCACACCGGTCGCGCTGCGACATTTGTCGCACACGCTAACGCGTGAACGGGATCCGCTGCAGTCTAACGACTTCGCGTTTTCCCGCTGGCTTGTTCCGTGGATGGCTGGCTACGAAGGTCAGGCGCTGTTCATGGATTGCGACATGCTTGTGCGCGATGATATTGCGAACCTGTTCGCGCTGGGCGTCGACGACTACGCCGTGCAGGTCGTTAAACACGATCACCAGCCGAAGGCGGAAAAGAAGTATCTGGGCACGACGCAGACGCGCTACCCGAAGAAGAACTGGTCGTCGGTCATGTTGTTCAACTGCGACCAGTGCAAAGCGCTGACGCCTGAGTACGTGAACACGGCGCACGGTCTTGACCTGCACCAGTTCAAGTGGCTGGAAGGCGACTGGAAGATCGGCGATCTTCCGCTGGAATGGAACTTCCTTGTCGACTATTATCCGAACCGTGATCCGTCGACGATCTACAACTTTCACTACACGGAAGGCGGTCCCTACTTCGAAGATTATCGGGACTGTTCATACGGCGATATATGGTGGGAAGAATACGACTACCTTCGCCATTGTCTCAACGCAACGAAACGCGACCACTACAGCGAGGTCCGCGACAAGGTGATCTAAATGCCACTAGACACAACTGTCGCAGGGGAGAATGCAAACAGTTACGTGACACTTGCGGAGGCAAGCGTTTATTTTAGCGAGCGATTGAATTCAGACGTCTGGACGGCGGCGGCATCGTCACTGCAGGAAACTGCACTGATCGAAGCGACGCGCACGCTGGACTACTGGGTCGACTGGATCGGCTACAAGGCGACGGAAGAACAGTCGCTGCGCTGGCCGCGTTACGATGCCGCTGATCGCGACGGTTACGTATTCGACAGCGACATCATTCCGCCGTTTCTGAAAGACGCAACGCCGGAACTTGCGATCTACCTGATGGCTGAAGATCGTACGGCGGAACCTGACACGAAAGGCTTTAGCACAATTCAGGTAGGGTCGCTGAAGCTGGTTGTCGACAAGGAAGATCGCGACAGCGTCACGGTACTGCCGGATAGTGTGCTGTCTATCATCGAACCATACGGCAACGTGCGTTCGCGCGGTGGCAATCCTGTCGTCGAATTAGAACGCGGATGATGCCATGGGACTTCGCGACACATTTTCGAAGGCGGCACAAACTGCATTCACTGCAGCGGGCGACGTGCCCGAAACCGTCTGGTATTACTCATTCGCACAGGGTACGTCGATCTATGATGTGTCGTCGGGCACAGCGTCGACGGTCCAGCCGGCGACAATGACGTCGATGATCTTCGAGAATTACAAGACGAACGAAATGTACAACGAAGGCATTGAACCGACAGACGTCAAGGGCATGGTTCCGCAGGCGTACATATCCGGCATCGATCCTTCGCCGAAGGACTACATCATGCGCGTAGAAAGCGGCGCGTCCGTGCGTTACGACGTCATGGATATTATGCAGGATCCCGCCGGCGCGCTTTGGGAATTTCAACTGCGGAAACCATAATGGCAACGACCGCCGGATTACGCATAACGAACCTGAAGCCGTTCACGAAGACGCTGCAGGAATTCGCTGACGCGATAGAAGTCGACGTCGGCACTGTTGTGCGAAAGGTTGCGTTTGATATTTTCAAAGGCGTCGTTCAGCGCACACCAGTCGACACAGGCTGGGCGCGCGCGTCGTGGAACATTTCCTTTGGCACGCAGGATCTGTCTGTGCCGTCGAAACCTGAATCACCGGAAGGCGCGGTACAGCAAAACGCGAAGCAGTTTAATAAACTTGATAACGAGACATTCAAGAACTTCCCGATCGTCTGGATAACGAACAATCTCGACTACATCGTTCCGCTTGAAAACGGGCACAGCAAACAAAGTGGCAAGGGCTTCATGGTTGCGCGCACCGTGTTCGAAGTATTCGCTGAACTGAAGGCAACGCTGAAGCAGCTATGACCGCTGAACTTATACCGCGACCAATACCTGACAGTTCGCTTGATGCTACAAAGTATTGGCGTAACGTTGGGGGTGGCGGCGTTCCTTCTTTTCTGTTTGTATCTGGTGAGCATATTTTGCGGCTTGTCATCTTTAGCGGTTCAAGTCTTTATGCTATCCCATCGGTTAATTTAAGACAGGATACGCTGTACGAGTATGAGGTTTCTTTTTCTGAAAACTCCCTAACAAGCGGCACATCAGATATTGTTTTGAAAAGTGGCAGCGGCACGGAGATTGCCAATTGCGGGCAAGCCGGGACAGCCACAGGCTTATTCGATGGCGCGGCACTTGCCGGGGATGCTGACAGGCAATTGGTTATATCTGCTTCAGGCGCGTTTACTGTTTACAGTTTGACAAAAGTCAGTTTCAAGGTGGCGGAACTTATGAGCTATTCAACGGTAGTACGCGACATCGAACAGCGGCTGGTTGATAACTGGGCGACAACCCGGATCGACATCAACCCGAACGCGCCGTTCAAGACCAGCGACGGCGAAGAGTTCGTGAAGCTGCGCGTGTATAACGAAAGTTCCAGCCGCAAGACGATCGGCGCGACAGGCGTGCACCGGCAGAACGGCACGATCATCATTCAGATCTACACGAATCTGGCGGAAGGCACACGCAAGGGCATCGGCTACGGCGACACGCTGGCCGCGCTGTTCCGCGATCAGCAGTTCAACGGCATCACATGTCGCGAAGCACTGGTCGAGGACATCGGCGAATTCGAAGGCCGCTGGCAGACGAATCTAGTCATTCCGTTCTACTGGGATGGCACCTACTCTGTGTAGCGTGGTGAAAGTGTGCGCCAGTCCACAATTCTACTTCATGAAACGCTTATACGTCTGGCGAAGGGCATGATCAAGGCGTGGGAAGAATGGCTGAAAAAGACGGTTGCAGAAGAAGGCGGTAGACGCTAGTATCTGCTGAACGGGTTCGCGTCTGGCAACGTTCAAACGCCGCACCAGACAGCAGCCTTCCCGTATTGATTTCAACCTATACGGGAGGCTGTGACCATGGCACTAGCTGATAGCAATCGCGTAGCGCTACGCTACGTCGAAGAAACTGAATTCGGCACGACTCCGACCGGTCCTGCAATGCAGGAAATCAACATCACGTCGGAATCCCTGAAGTCGAACGTCAACACCGTTACATCCGAAACCATCCGCGCAGACCGGAACGTTTCCGACATCACGCAGGTCGGTGGCGGTGCCGGTGGCGACGTCGGTTTCGAACTTCGCTACAACGACATCGAACCGCTGATCGCCGGCGTCATGCAACAGGCATGGGTCACGACTGCCGTGTCGGCTGCTGTCGCGTCCGCACGGGTGTCCAGCGCGCACGTACAGGCGGATTCTTCTGCCCTGAATCATGTCGTAGTCGGACAGTTCCTGCGCATCCGTAACGCGACGACAACGGCCAACGATGGCGACTACCGCGTCACTGCCGTGTCGACCACTGGCGACAGCGCCAAGATCTACATGGCC